TATTAGAATTGAAGCCAACACTATTAAAACTACTATCTCTAATTCTAACTTAGAATTATCTGGTAGTGCGACCGGCGGCGTTTTAGCAGAACAAATACGATTCACCAATAATGTAATTTCGAATAACGTTGGAACAACTGTAGTTTTTAATCCAACTGTTGTATTTGATAAAACTAACGCAATATTAGTACCTGTAGGCACTACTGGAGATCGATCATCACTGAATGACGGAGAGTTTAGATTTAATTCTACAAAAAATAATTTTGAAGGGTTTGGTGGAACAGTTGTGGGATTTACTCAAGTTTCTGATCTTGACGGAAACACACGAGTCTACATTGATGACATAAAATCTGTTAACAGTAATGTTATTAAATTTCAAATTAGTGGAGCAATAAAAACCACAATCGATCAAACAAAAATCAATACAACCAAAATTTCTGTAAATGACACACTGTCGATTGAATCAACAGTTAGTAAAATCAGTACATCAGTACTTAACGGTGATATTAGGATCGAAGCGCAAGGTACTGGAGATTTAAGTGTTGAACAATTTAAATTTAGCGGCGACACAATTTTCAGCACCAATCAAAACATACTTTTAAATACTGTAGGCCGAGGGTATTTTAAAATTGCTGGAACCAATGCGCTAGCTATTCCCAACGGTCCAACTATTACAACAGCCCCACCGGGTACTCAAACTGGCGACTTCCGTTTAAATACCGACACCGGTAATTTAGAAGTATTCAACGGAACCGAGTATGCTCTTATAATTGGACCAAGTTCGACTGTTACTCAAACTCAACTTGAAGAAATCATTGATCTTTACACCATCATCTTTGGTTAAATCCAATTTTGAATAAATAAACTAGTACAAGCGTAGACCAAATGCTTGTGTAATCAAACTGTGGTAAACCCGCAATGTAAGGTGGTTAACCGTGAAACACGGGGTATTGAGGAGAGCTAATGGCTGTTGGTCGTATTTCCGGTCCGCTCTTAAAGGCAAATTTGCTTCGTAACGGAGTAGATCTGGCTTTTGAGACCGATCTATTATTCTTAAAAGTGGCATCACCCACTAATGCAACTCCAAGAGTGGGCATCAACACGAATAATCCTCAATACGATTTAGATGTTGCAGGTACTACACGTACCATAGATTTAGAAGTTGTTAACGAATCAAGAATAGCTAATCTAATTTTCAATGGCAACAATTTAAGTTCAACTACAAACACTTTATCGTTGTTACCTGCTAACAATGACTTTACTGTTTATCAATCTAAGATTCAAGTTGATGATCTAGTAATTCAAAATAATCAAATTTCAACTGCTGTTTCAAATTCAAATTTACAGTTTAGACCAAATGGTACTGGTAAAGTTGAAGTATTTTCTGATGCTAATGTATATGGTAATTTATATACAACAGGAAATATTACAGCAGACGGTAATATTAATATTGGTGGTAATATTACAATTGGTGATGAAGCAACAGATACCATTTCTATCGTTGCAGGTATTACCAGCAATTTAAGACCAGAAACTACGGATACTTATACGCTAGGAACTCCGCAATTAAGATGGAAAAATCTTAATGCTAATAATATATTACTATCTGATATTGAAATATTCGATAATGTTATTAGAACAATTACTTCAAACGCTAATTTAGAACTTAAAGCCAACGGTACCGGTGCTATAAGATTAGAAAAAATAGATATTAATGAAAATGTAATTTCTACATGGGACAACAACGAAGATTTACTAATACGTCCTAACGGATCTGGGGTAGTTAGATTTGATACAACTCAAGCAATTACATTACCAAAAGGAACAATTGCTCAAAGACCATTCCCCGCTAGTCCGGGCATGATTAGATATAATACGGAAACTAGCAAATATGAAGGGTATGACGGATCAGCATGGTATGGATTATCGGGCGTAGAAGATGCCGACGGTAATACTAAAATTACAGCAGAACTAACACCGGGTGCAAATGACAATACTATTAGATTTTATGCAAATGGTTCGTTAGTTGCGGATATGAATACAACTAGATTTGACATTAAAAATTCGTTAACTGTCGGTAATATTAGTATTCAAGGTAATTTAATTACAACAACTGTAACTAATGAAAATTTCACTATTGAGGCCAACGGTACTGGCGCAGTTAGATTAGCAAATTTTGCATTTAATAACAATACTATTACAAACACTGTAAATGATGCAGTAAGTTTATTACAGCCAACAGGAAATGGATATTTTAAATTTCAAGGCACCAACGGATTTGTATTACCAGTTGGTACTAACTTAGAAAGGCCAACAGCATATGCAGTAGTTGGTATGACTCGTTTTAACACCGATACTCAAGTTGTTGAAGTTTGGAACGGTTTACAATGGCAAAATCCATCCGGCGCTCAGGGTGCTATTACTGAACAAACAGCAATTGACGTTGCAATTGAGAAAGTTATACAACTAGGATAAAAAATGGCAACAGCATTTAAAAATACAGTTATACCAGAAATCGGAACAACACCAACACAAGTTATTCAAACGGGAGCTTCTGCTAGAGTTACAATTATTGGATTTAGTATGACCAATTTGTTAGAGGAAGCAGTTCAGGTTAGTGTGTTAATGACAGATACATCTAGTACTACAGCATACTTTATTAAAGAAACAATTATTCCACCGTTTCAAACGTTAAGAGCAATCAATGGTGGAGAAAAATTAATTTTAATGAGCGATAACGAAATGAAAGTTGTCAGTACAAAACCAGATTCTGTTGACGTTGTTGTAAGTTACGTAGAAATTACATAAGGAATTATAAAAATGAGTCAAACATATTACGTTGGCGCACCAGATCTAGGCTCAATGCTTGGTGAAGGTAATATTAGATATTTTTACGGACTTCGTCGCGATGCAGAAGGTAACATTTTTTTAAGTAAAGTTGACCAGGTCTTGGGAGACGATATAGTTCCTATTAATGTTGCCGGACCGTTTGACGAAAATTTTAATGATTTTGAATTTGGTGTTGATTTTTTTGATGGTACATTAGAAGATAAAACAAAACCATACCCAAATTTATATTTTGATCAATATAAGTGGGACGAGCGTAACATTTATTATTATATCAATGAGAATGGTGAACTAGTAGCACGTATCAATAAAAAATACGATTATAGTTTAGTAGATGTTGGACAATAAATATAAAATTAACGAGGATTAACCATGGCAGAGTTTAAATTAGGTAGATTGCGTTTTGTATGGAAGAATACATGGACAACATCTACTGCATATGTTAAAGACGATATTGTAAGATATGGTGGCAAGGCTTATGTGTGCGTATCAAGTCACACATCATCTGCAACCGTAGCAGGGGGCTTTTATAGCGATTTATCCACTAGATGGCAGTTAATGAATGACGGTATTCAGTGGGCACAAGCGTGGGCGACCAGTACATATTATAAAGTTGCCGACGTAGTCAAGTACGGAGGCCGCGCTTATATTTGTATTACTGGTCACACTTCTGCTGCTACCGCTGCACTGGGACTAGAACAAAACTCTGCCAACTGGGAAGTTTTAGTAGACGGTATTGCATTTGGCGGTGCATGGTCTTCTGCTGTAAGATATAAAGTTAACGATGTTGTTAGTTATGGCGGACAGTTATACATCTGTAATTTACATCACACTAGTACATCAACATTTGATGTAGCTAAGTTCACATTATTTGCGTCTGGTCTACAATTTGAAGGAGCATATGCTGGAGGCACTTCATATCAACCAGGTGACGTTGTAACATACGGTTCAAACTCATATGTAGCAGTACAGACCACATTAGGGAATTTGCCAACTGATCCAGTATACTGGACTGCAATCACAACCGGTGTTCAATTTAGAGGTGCTTACGCAGGAGGGACTGCATATAGAAAAGGTGATATTGTTAGTTTTGGAGCACATACGTTCGTTGCCAAACAAGATACCACAGGCAATGCTCCAAGTAATGCAACTTTCTGGGATACGCTTAATACTGGCTCTAAATTTAGCGGCACTTATGCCGGCGGAACGACTTATAATATTGGGGAAGTTGTTCAATACGGCGGATACCAATATATTGCAAAACAAACCACTACAGGAAATCTTCCAACTAATGCAACCTATTGGGATGTACTAGTTAAAGGTTATACTTACGTTGGTACTTACAGTACTGCCGGTACTTATAAACCAGGTGAATTAGTTGATTATGGTGGTAGTATCTATGCAGCCAAAGTTGATGTAGCAATTAATCAAGAACCATCAGATAATACCAAATGGGATTTATTTGCCAAAGGATTCCAGTTTAGAGGAATATGGACAGGAGCTCCAGCACATCCGTATGTTCCAGGAGATTTAGTAAAATACGGCGGACATGTATATGTTAATATTTTAACAGCAACAAACCAAGTTCCGACAAATGCCACATATTGGACAAAATTTGTCGACGGTTTATCGTTTGTGGGAAATTACGCAAACGCTACAGCTTACAAACCAGGCGAAGCTGTTAGATACGGTGGTCGTGTTTATCTTTGTATCCTAGCGCACACATCAGATAACGCAACCAATATTGAACCACCAAATGCTACATACTGGGAACTATTAAGTTCTGGTATGAAATGGATGGGCACTTGGAGTGCCGGCACTGAATATGATTTAGATGATGTTGTTTCATACTTACAGAGTTCGTATATTTCTATTGTTAGTGATAATATTGGAAACGATCCAGTTTCGTCGCCCGGTTCGTGGCAGCTAGTTGCTCAAACAGGTGACTTAGGTCCTGTTTTAACAACCACGGGCGATACTTATTTTAGAAACTCGGCTGGCTCAGTAGCAAGATTACCAATTGGTACTAATGGTCAAATTTTGGTAGCCAGTGCAGCTGGAATTCCTGGATACGAAAATAATAATCAAACAGCAAATGTCTATTATGTCACTCCCGAAGGTAGTAATAGTAATAACGGCAGAACACTGAATCGTGCATTTGCATCTATTAGATATGCCTGCACACAAGTCACTGGACCCGCAACAATTTATGTTAAGAGCGGAACTTATACAGAACAACTACCTATTGTAGTACCGGCTAGCGTTTCAATCGTTGGCGACGGTGTAAGAACTACTACTGTAACAGCAGCCGCAGGAACTAGTACAGACGGATCAACATTGAACAGTAGAACAACTATGTTCTTAATGAGTAATGCTTCGATGGTAAAAGATCTAAATTGTACAGGCATGAACGGGTTTGCAATAAGTGGCGGAACACCAACTAGTATTGAAGCAGCGACTAGAGGCGGTGTATTCTTTGCACTAAATCCTGACAGTCCTGTAACTACTAAGAGTCCATATATTCAGGATGTTACTACATTTTCTACCGCAGGCATTGGTGCGTTAATTGACGGCGGAGTTCATAATACCGGCAATAAATCAATGGTCCTAAGTAACTTTACATGTATCAACGATGGGGGTGTTGGAGTCTGGACCAGACATGCAGCTAAAGCAGAACTAGTTTCTGTGTTCACTTATTATTGTGTGTTTGGATATGCTTCATCAGACGGTGGTCAAATTCGTGCATTAAACGGTAATAATAGTTACGGAACTTATGGATCAGCATCAGAAGGATTTGATACATTTGAAACTCCGGTGACTGGTGTATTGCATGGCGGACTAATTACATATCAAAGTATCGTTGGCGGTTCGTTTAGTCCAGGGCAGACAATTACTGGTAGTGTATCAGGAGCCACTGGAACGGTATTGAGTTCGCAAGAGGGTGTTAGCAGAATTTATTATAAAGCAGTATCTAATACATTCCAAGCAGGCGAAACTGTTTCAAATGGTTCTGGAGTAAGCGCAGTTATTGCCACCGGCGGTGTAACAGGACAGAAAGGATTTGTATTAGCATTATCTGGATTTAGTTCTGAACCTAGACCAGGTGGCAGTATTACAATTGCCGGCGATTCTCAACCATATATTATTCAAACGGTTGCTGATTATTCAGCAGGTGGTAGTGGTTATAAACCTGCAGGTTATGCGTTGGTAATTTTAACAACAGAAAAATTAACAGCAAGCGCAGATACTACCGCAGTTACTCTAAGATACAGATTTAGTACAGTCAGACTAACAGGTCACGACTTTTTAAGTGTTGGTACCGGTGGCATTAGTACTACTAATTACCCAGGTGTTCCTTCACAAGCAGCATCACAAGTAAATGAAGTTATTGAAACATATCCGGGTCGTGTTTATTATGTTACAACAGACCAAGATGGTAATTTCAGAGTTGGTGAATACTTTAAAGTCGATCAAGCAACTGGTAAAGCAACGTTAAATGCAAGTGCATTCGATCTAAGCGGTTTGACCAGTTTAAGATTAGGTAGTATTGGAGCTCAGTTAGGTGAATTGGTTAACGAATTTTCATCAGACACCACACTAAGCGGAAATTCAAATTCAGCAGTTCCAACAGAGGCAGCAGTTAAATCGTATGTTGATACAAACAATACGCAAACAAACGTTAACTCGATCGCTTACGCCATTGCGTTAGGCGGATAAATATTAAAAAGGATAGAAATAAATGGCTAAGACACTAGTTTTCAATTATACATTTACACCGGGATCAGATTCTATCACGGTCGATGGTAACGTTTCACCTAAAAGGGTGTTGTTAATCACAAACGTTACAAAAAACATTATTTTGTTTAACTTTGCTGATACTACAAAGAAAATTATCAGTGCAACTTATAGTACTGCAAACGATACAACTACGTTTGTTTTACAATACGATTGTGCAGCAATGCTTGCTGGTGATAATCTACAGATTTTCATTGAACAAGATTTCAACGAAATAGAACCAAGCCCGACATTTACAGATCCTGTATCTAAGATGCGTGTTTCACAACCAAACACACTTATTGATACGGACTTTGAATACGGTTTGCAATCTACCAAGTGGGAAACCGTAGAGCGCATGAATGAAGTTCCAGCGTTCCATAGCATTTTAGGTGATACTCCGTTAACAAACATTGTTGGCATCACAACCAGTGGTACAAGAATTGTAACAGTAACAACCAGTGTTGCACACGGTATTGTTACTGGTATTCCTATTGATGTAAGAGGAGTAGGTTCTCCGTCTGCTGAAGGTACATTTGTAGTTAAAAGAACTACAGATTTAACATTCACTTACGAAGCTCGTGCTGTTCAACCAGGTAATGTTGCCGTTCCGGCTAGTATTTTTACTCCATATGTAACAATTACATTGGGTAGATTCTATGTAGGATCGCAAGTAGATTTAGATAATTCTGTTGCAAACACCACAGGTATGTTAGTTACTAACGGTTCTAATCCTAGTACCTTAACAGCCTACACTGAACAAAGACATGGCTTTCCAGCAAACAGTACATTCTATTTGGTAAACAGTCTTGCTAATTTAAAATTAGATTTTAATCCAGTTTCTTTAACTACAGGAACAGGCGAAGTTGACGATCGTATAACTTTAGCAGGAACAAACGCTGTGTTTACAGCCACTACTAGTACAACAACACTGACCGTTACAGTATTGACCAGTGGAGTGTTAACTATTGGATCTGTTATTACTGGTGGAACATTTACTCCGGGCTGTATCATTACTGCATTCGGTACTGGAGTAGGCGGTACTGGTACGTATACAATCAGTCAATCAAATACCAACGGTAGTGCGGTATCATATACAGCAACCAGTTACGGAACTGGCTATTTTAATCCAACTGAGCCATTCCACACCGGTTCAATCAGAAGAAATATTACTCAGCTTGATATTAACATTTCAACAGGCGTAATTACTATGGCTAAACACGGTCTAGTAACTGGAGACATGGTGGCTTATGTTGGTGTTAGCCCAGCTGGAGTGTTGCCTCAGGTCAATGCTAATGCATCTACATGGTTCAACTATGCTGGTGGTCAAATACCACAATACGGTACTGCGGTAAGTGCTACATTGGGCAAATTTATGTTTGTTAATGTAACAGGACCAGATACTTTCAAGTTATACATGAACCCAAAAGATGCATATGCCGATACAAGTCAATTAGTTTTTAACGGTATTGGATCAGGTACTCATACATTTGCATTGTTTAGACGCGGTACTGATGTAATTCCTAATATTGCTTCTATTGAATCAGTTAATGCAACTTCAGTTTATATTGTTACATTAACAGCTGGAAATACATGTCAAGGACTTAATATTTTTCCTAAACAGCAAATTACAGTTAGCGGGGCAGATGTTGCAGCATTAAACGGTGTATTTAGAGTTATCTCTACCAGTTTTGATAGAAATGGCACTACTTTTAGAATGCAGGGACCAACCAATGCAGCTGGTGTTGATATCAATGCAACTGCCAGTCAAGTTTACACTGTATTAAATTCTGGTGGCAATGGTACAACCAGTTTTAACAGATATGATGCTGTAACAGGATTCGGTATTAGAGCACAACTACATGAAGATCCGCTTTGGAATAGACATCGTGCGTCTATTGACGATTGGAGATCTAAAACTGGTAAATGGTTTACTCTGCAACACTGCGGTATTACTGCCAATAGCGATGCAATCTACATTAAAAATCACGGTTTAGAAACTGGTGAGCCAGTAATTTTTCAAAACTATGGGCAAGCCAATAGTGGTGGAACTAACGTTCCTACAGGTGATGCAATCTATTTTGTCAATAGAGTAGACGCTGACTCATTTGAACTATTTTGGGGTGAAAACGTTTCAGTAGCAACAGGACCTTACGCCAGTGCAACTTCTGGTAGTAAACTTGACTTTAGTGCATTGACCACAATTGCAGGCGGTTTTATGTGTATTCAGCCAGGATTTACTGTAAACACATTTACTGCAACAGCAACAGGTGGAAGCGGAGCAGCACGTGATCGTGTTATCTCTCAATATCAAACTGTGCCAGCAAATATCTACGAAGGACAAAAAATTATTCTAAAATTAGGTACTGGTTCATCTGCGCCAACTGGTGTGACTACCAGTGCCAATACTTTTGGTGCTTTTCAATATTACTATGTAAGAAATGTATGGACTGGTGACGGTGTTGTAGAATTTTCTATTAGCTTAACTCCTACAGGCTCACCAGTTGACTTTAGTGGCGGTACAATTACCTCTGGTGTCGGTGGCACAGGTGTTACGGGTGGCGGAAGATTTTTCTGCTGCGCAATTGATGAAAATCCATTTAGCAACAGCTTCTTCCTAGCAAATCACGGCGGAGTACAGACAAATCAACGTGTTGGAAATCTTTCAGGATCCACTGATTTAGTTACAGGAATTGCATCACAGGGTGTATATCCTACTGGCCCAGATTATCCTGGTCCACTATTTGACACAGTAACTGATGCAACTGGTGCTAACTGGCCAAGAATTCGTACATATCTAACACAGCCTACACAGGTTATTCCTGGATTGACCAGCGGTAGTCAGTACTACATGGTTCCAATCACCAATGATATCTTTAAGGTTCATCTGTTATCGGCTGCGTTACCAACAGGTAACCCAACAGTACAGTTAAGCGGAATTGTTCAAACAACTAATGCTTGTACACCAATGGCATTTACTGCACCATTTGTTCAAAACATTTACGCCAACAGATTTGTAGTACCTATTCAAGATCAGGTGTTTGTTGATGGTGCTGTTATTCGTTATAAAAATAACGGCGGACTTGATTTAGGTAGCGGCCTGTCTGGATACCCTGGTCTTGTTAACAACACACAATATATTGTTAGAAATGTTAATAATACTATTCTATGGAATATATCTGGAACATTAAGTGCTGCAACTGCTGTTGCAACTAGTTTGACAATTACTACCAACACTGGATTAGCAATAGGTGACACTATTAAAGTAGGTACCGAGTTTATTTTAATTACTAACATTTCAGGTACTACACTAACAGTTACCAGAGCACAACGAGCAACAACTGCTGCTGCTATTGTAGAAGGAGCATTAGTTGAAAAACTATACGGAAGTTTCCAACTATTTGAAACAGAAGCTGGACGTAGTAGACAACTTACAGCCGGTGCCGGTGATGCTACCAACGATTGGTGGACTGTTACTACTCATAACTTAAAAGCAGGTGAAACTGTAACTGTTGCTGCAACCACAGGCGGTGTTGCTACAGGTGTTAGCGCAGGTAACGGTGTAGTTTATTTTGCAATTATCTTTAATGCGAATACATTTGGATTAGCATTGACACCGGCATTGGCTTATGCAGGATTCCCAATTGATATTACAACTGCAGGTACTAACTGGACATTTATACATTTCTATAATGCTGTTCCTATCCAAGGTTTAGCCAGCAGTGCTATTGACCATACTTTTGAAGATGTATCGTCTACTGGAACTTTAGATGGCGGTTATACTGCTACCAGCGTTGGAAATAATACTATTGCTTTACCGATAGGTACTACAGTTTCAAATAGAATATTCTACTTTGAACCTGCAGATTATCTACAAATGGAAACCGGTGAATTCCAAATTACAAATCATGGATTTAATACTGGTACCAAAGTAACCTACTCAAAAGGAGCATTAGCCAACGCTATTGGTGAAGGTACAGTTCCTCCAACAGGTAACAACACTTATAATAGTCTAATCAATAATACTGCATATTATGTAATTAGAACCGGTTTAGACAGTTTCCAATTAGCAACTACCAAAGCAAATGCATTGGCAGGAATTGCTATTACTAGATTTGCAAGTTTAGGAAGTGCCGGAGCCCATACATTTACTACAGATCAGGTATTTGGCGAAAGCTTATCGGGTGGACTAGCAACAATTGTAGCCAGAGATTTAATTGTTAACGGTAGCTCAGCAGCTACAGTGTTAGCTTCATCGGATCGTATTAATTTTACTTCACACGGTTTAGTAACTGGTGACAGAGTAATTTATAGAGTATGGGCCGGTGGTCGTGTAATTAACGGTCTGGTTGATGGACGCCAGTATTTTGTTAATAATACTGCATCTGGTGCACCTAGGGGCGGTGGTGGCGCATCAGCGGCCAACAACTTCTCTCTACACAACACTTGGGTTGGTGCGTATACCAATACAGACTTAGTTGATCTTGTTGGTGTAGGATTGGGAACTGTTCACCAGTTTAAAGTATCGAATCCGACTCTAAGAGGAACAATTTATAGAGGCGAGTGGAACGCCAGTGATACTTATGTATACGGTGACGTTGTTTTATATAACAACACATACTTTATGAGTTTGACTAGTGCCAACACTGGCGCCAGCCAAGTTCCTGTATCACTAACCACTAACTTGGATAATTTAAGTTGGTTAAGAGTGCCTACATTACCATCATACAGTACTAGATTCCTAGTAAGTTATAGAGGCGGCAATACTGTTAAGGTAAGTAATCAAATTCCAAAACGTACAATTTATTTTAACGCAAACACTGCACCAAGTGTTGCCAATGATACAATTACAATCACCGCTCACAGATTATTAACAGGTGACGCAGTGCGTTATGAAATTGATGCAATTGGCGGAAATCATGCAGGAACAACTCCAGCTGTTGGTACTCAAAGTCAAGTAATTAACACTGCTGGCGCTACTTCGTATCAAACACCAATTGGCGGATTAGTAGCTAATAGAATTTACTATGTTAACAGACAAGACGCTAATAATATTACTCTGCACAACACCTACGCTGAAGCTATCGAAGGCGGTAGTGGTGGTGGCGCAGTTGCTACACAAACAGCAGTAAATATTACAGCAGTAGCTCCAACAGGTAACGCTGCTCATAGATTTGCAGTTATTGAAAACGTAACCTATGAAATGAATGTATTGTCTGTAGTAAACGATCAAGAAATGATTGTAACTGATCCGTTTACTGCTAGACAAATTCAATTTAATCCACAGGGCAGTTTTGTTGGTGTGGCTAGCTTGCAAATTGATGTTGTTAATCTTGACACTGATGAAATTTATCTACCAGACCATAATTTATATACTGGTACAAAAGTGGTTTATACCTTTGGTTTACCTAACAGTGGTACTGTAATGGCTGGATTAACTGATGGTACTTCCTATTATGTAATTAGAAAAACCAAGGATATCATTCAATTAGCAACCAACGAAGATAATGCATTGAGAATGATACCAGTTGATATTACAACTCGTGGTACTGGTTTCCAACATTACTTGATTGCATCAACAGTACTAGGTTCTAGCTATATTAGATATGACAATACTGGTGCACTGACAACTAATGCACCAACAGGTACGATATTCTTTACTGGTCAACAGGGAAGTAACGTTAGAAACGGTGTGTTATTAGCATTACCAATTATTCAGGAAACTGAATTATATGTACGTCCAGATTGTACTAATGTACATAGACCATTTGATGGCGGTGTTGAGATTAATGCATCAACTAGTCCAAACGTAAGTATTGTACGTCAGACACGCAAGTATTTCCGCTATCAATCTGGTAAAGGGCTACAATATTCTACAGGTGTTAACTTTAGTCCAAGTATTGACGTAAATCGTATCACACACGACGGTACAACTTATGCAACAGTTAAAACACGTAGACCGCATAAATTAGTTGCAACTAATAGAATCAAAATTGAACAGGTTGTTGTTGGTTCTGGATCAGCAACTCCGTATACAACTCCAGCAGGCGGACTTGGATATTTTACAGTATTTGATGTAGTTGATGATTTCACTTTCCGTTATGCTACAAACGGTGTTCCTGGTGATCTTACACCGGGCGGATTTCCAAATCTGTTTGTAACTGAATGGTCGGATGCTCTAGTTCGTGCTGGTATGTTTGATGATCAGAACGGTCTATTCTACGAATATAACGGACAAGCGTTAGGTTGTGTACGTAGAAGTGCAACTGGACAACTTGGAGGAACTGCTGCAATTAATAATAGAGGTAGATTAGTCACAGGTTCCGATACTAATTTCACTAAGCAGTTAGCAGCCGGTGATGTTATTGTAATTAGAGGACAGACTATGAAAGTAGTAGTTGTAGTCAGTAACACTGAATTACATGTTACACCAAGATACAGAGGAGTGACAGTATCTGGAGCAGTTATTACCAAAGTTGTTGATACCAAGGTTAATCAAAGTAGTTGGAGTCTTGATAAATGCGATGGTACTGGACCTAGCGGTTTTGTACTTGACGTTAATCGTATGCAAATGGCCTACATTGATTATTCATGGTACGGTGCAGGTAAAGTACGTTTTGGATTTAAAGGTCCGGACGGAAAAGTAATTTATGTTCATGAGTTTATTCATAATAATAGAGAAGTAGAAGCATATATGAGATCTGGTAATTTACCTGCTCGTTACGAGATTAAGAATGGTGCTGCACCAACTTACGCACCAAGCTTATATCACTGGGGTGCTTCGGTAATTATGGATGGAACATTTGAAGATGATAAGGCATACTTGTTTACTCTTGCAACAGGTTCTGGTGGTAGCGATACTATTAGCATTCCTGCAAACACTAGTGGTACAACTATTACTCCAATTTTAAGTCTACGTCTAGCACCAAGTGTTGACAGCAGTATTGTAGGCGCATTGGGTGATCGAGATATTATCAACCGTATGAGTATTACATTACAACAGGTAGGTATTGTTGTACAAAATACCAATAGTAGACCTGCTTCAGTAAGATTGATTCTAAACGGTGCATTATCACAACAGGCATATTTTGCTAACTTTGGTACACCGTCATTAACTCAAGTGATTAAACATACTGGACAAGCAACTGATAGTATTGTGGGCGGAGTTACAATTTATGAATTCCGTGCAACTGCATCAACTGCTGGAAACGTCACAGTTCAAGATTTGAATGAACTAGTTGATCTAGGAAATTCTGTACTTGGTGGTGACTATGTATTCCCGAACGGTCCTGATGTGTTAAGTGTTTGTATGGTTCCAACAGATACTTCGGCAGTTACATCAGTTACTGCGCGAATTACTTGGAAAGAATCACAGGCCTAATCAACAAAAACCCCACTTAGGTGGGGTTTTTTGTTACCTTTTGATTATGATAAATAATAAAAAGGTGGGATAACATGCCAACACGTGAGATACTTGCTGCTCGATTAAGATTACTTCCTGTTAGTTTAAAAACTTTTAGGGAAGGATTTCGCGGCGAAATTACCTATGACTATGATTCAAAAACTTTAAGATTATACGACGGCGAAACTCGTGGAGGTTTTGAGTTATTACGGTCAGATCTTTCAAATCTTGGTGGTGCAACAACTAATGTAACCTTGGGTACAATTACGGCAGTTACGTCGTTGGTTGGAAATTTAGATGTAAGAAGCAACGAAAAAATTGAATTTAAAAATTCAAGTAGTCAAAATGCAGGTAGTTTAAGTTTTGACGGCACCGACTTTTTATTACATAGTACAGTTAATGCTACATCAATTAAACTTCAAAATTCATCAGGTAGTGGACTTGTACAAATAACAGAATCTGGATCGATTGTTATTAACGCCGATCAACGAGTTAGCATTGAAGGATTTTATTTTCAAAATAATCAAATTGGCGCATCAGATTCTACAACATTAGAAATAAACAGTCCTATTAGATTAAATTACGATCAAACAAATAAAGGTAATATTTTATCTTTTACAAACAACACACTACAAATTGGTTCTAATACTAACAGATTTAATAAAATATGGATAGGTAGTGGCGGTGTTGACATTGAAACTAATATTTTAACAAAGACATCTAGTGGAAAAATTAAACCATCTGCTGGTTTTGAAACTGATGTTGCATTTGATGCCAGCGGCGGAATTAACATGAGACAATCTGGTTATAATGGAACCTCAGTAACTGGACAAACTTCTTTAGTCATTTCAACTGATGCATTTGCTAAAGGAGCAGGTCAATTAGTTTTAACAACCACAAATGTATTAGATAATGATAGAAGATATGTGTTAGTACCGGCAGTAAATAATCAATATGCGTTAGGTAATCCAAGTTATAGATTTAAGGCTGGTTATGTATCAGAAATTGTATTTAATGATGGTACAACACAAACAACTGCACCAGAAACTAATACGCTAGTGGCAACAAAAGTTTATGCAAATAGAAAAGCAACTGCATTAGCAATTGCATTAGGTGGTTAAAGAGAAAAAATATGGCAAAAATTCAACTTAGAGAATACAGTTTTAAACCAGGTCTTTCGTATCTTAGTAATGCAAGACCAAATGCATATGATTTGCTTCTTGCAAATAAAACTTATTTAAAAAAGGAAGCAACGGCATACATCAATGCACAGGTTACTGCAAACATTGCTCCATTTGTTGGGTATGTTTTTAATTCTGAAAAATGTGAAAGGGATGTAGGATATATCATCGATGCATATTTGTTTGATTTAAGATATGGCGGAAATGAAGAAACTCGTCGTGTATCTTCTAAATATTGGGTAAATGATGTTCCGCAAATTGACGGCGATAGACAGGTAGAAATTCAAACACATATATTTTTAAGAGGTATAATTAACACATATATTCTTACTAATACCGCAGCACCATCGTATCAGGCAGTGGTATCGCAGGCTATTATTCCCGGAAAAATAACTGAGAATGGAACTACCGCGAGAGTAACCGAGCTTGTTGGAATTTTAACCAATGTAATTGAAAATGGATTAGGTGCCTTGCCAACAGAAGTTACCGGAGTTGGTAGACTTAAATTTCCTAAAAAATATGAACAAAATCAAATTCTTTTAATTACCAATACAACTAAAAACGAAATTATATATGATTTTAGTGACCCTACTGCAGGTGCTGTAAGAGAATTTATTCGAGACGAAACTGACATATTTCCGAGATTGTTAGAATGGGCACAGGGTTATACACAATTAACTTTATATTACAATACCAGTACACATGCATCTACAGATTCTATTCAAATTTTTGTTGATGAAAACGAATTAAGAACTAGACCGTATCAATTTGGTACTGATGCAATGGAGCGACAAAGAATGGCTGCTCCGCAGGCCATGCTTGATGCTGACTTTGAATACGGATTGCAGCCTACTAAATGGCAAGCCATTTCGACAACTAGAGGATATCCATCGACATACGAAATTCCGGGTAGTGATATTCTAGTTGTTTCAGTAACAACTGATGCATCATCTACTACAAATAGTATTGGCCCTAGTATAATTACAGTAAATTGTGTTAGTCCTCATTTTTTAACAGCAGGAACACCAATTAGTATTAAAGCGTTAGCTAGCTCGGTAACTGGATTTAGTCGTGCTGAAGGAACCTTTTTAGTTAATACTACTCCAACAGCAACATCCTTTACCTATTTTAGTAAATCAAGAGTTGGCTCAATCTCTGGAGAAGTATTATCTACATCCTATACACAGTTGCGTGTTTCTGGATTTTATACTGGAGCAAATATTGGTGGCCCGACATTCTCTGTAGCTTCTCAAGGTAATAGCGGTAGTTTTATTACAAATTTAGATTATGTTGCAGGAGAAAATACTCTTGCCTTCACTGGGACAGCCCCACAAGTCGGTGATCCGTTAACTAGCAACTCAGCTCAATTTCAAGCAACATCAAGCGCAACAACAATATTTGCGTCTTCTCTAGTAAGTGGAAGAATAGCAGTTGGACAAAGATTAACTGGCGGTTCATTGCCTGTTGGAACTAGAATTACTGAACAACAGTATGGCGGAAATAATGATTTTGTAGTTCAAAGAACTGCAACCGGTACCAGTGGCCAGAGCACAATTGTAGTTAACTCTGCTGCTCAAATTGTTATAGGACAATTAATATCTGGCAACAATACAACTATTGCTGGACTTCAACCAGGTACTTTTGTAAACAATATTGCTGGCACAACAATTACTCTTAGTAAAGCGTTAACAGGTAATATCAATACAACAGTGTCATTTTATACCCCAGGCGGTATTGGCGCTTATACTACCAGTGTATCCACAAGCCTTGTTATAAGTACCCTAGTTAACGCATCTGCTTATAATGTAGGTACGCAGGTATCTGCGATAAGAGGATCTGGCGGAGTAGTTGTGACTGCGTTTGCTACACAAAACGTTGAAGTTGGAGCTACCTCTTTTACATTATTAGATGCTAATGGAGTTTTGCCAGGACATCTTATCAATAATGGTTCAAATAGAGCGATGGAAGTTAGCTCAGTGGGCGGGAACACTGTAAGTTTTCTTTCAGGAAGAACTACAAGATTAGTTGGATCTGATGCAAGTTATACGAATTTAGCAGGAACTTCTATAGCCAGCGATGGCGCCGGCGCAATTTCAAGATTTACAGTTAATGCACAAAATCAATACGAATTTGCAACAGCCATTTACGAAGGCGAAAATTATGTACAAAATGATTTGTGCAAAATTAGTGGAGATACCCTAGAAGTTTACGCTAGCACAAGATTTTTGTCTAGATTTAATATTCCAGAAGGTAGGACAGCTCAAGATTCTATAGATTTTGAAAACTTATATAATGGAACTACTCCATCTACAAGTGGTGTAGGCCTATCTTACAGTCAGAAAAAATTTGGTAGAACATCAGCTCAAACAGCAAGGATTGTTGGCGGTATGATACAATACGCTGCCAGTAATGATTATAATACGTTTGGGAATTTTAGTTTTGAAACATTCATTTATATCCAAACTATTAGCGGCTCAGGCGCAAATTATATTGTTGATCGTAGAAACACTTCTACTGACAATACTTGGTGGATCTATGTTGATGGCACCACTGGCAATTTAGTTTTTGGCAATAGTCTTAACAGTATTACAATAACAGGCACAACCGATGTAAGAACGTTATTAAACCAATGGATCCACATTGCAGTTAATAGATTAAGTGACGAAATAAAACTATGGCTTAATGGGGTACAAGAAGGTCCTACAGCAAATGATACTACAAACTATCAAGGAAATACTCAATTGACATTAGGTGGTACATTTGATATTAGTAGCACTAGCGGAATTAATGCATTTTTTGACGAAACTAGATTAAGAAATGTGTCAACTTATTCTGACCCATTTACTCCGACGTCGAATCCGTTTCCAGCAGATGCTGTAGGAGCTACTCCTGCTAATGATATAACATTTAGAGTAGCTACAATTACATCTGGTGGCGGAATTTTAAGTGCCAGTAATATTACCGGTACACTACCGGCTGGACAATCGTTCTCGACAGGATTTATTGCTAGAGGAACGGCAGTTGTACAAACGCCTATAGGTAATGGTGCTTCATTTAACGTGAATAGAGTTTCTGGTTCATACACAGGAATAACACTTAGCCAATCTGGGACAGGATATTTGGTAGGAAATTTAATAAGAATTCCGGAGAATTTGTTAGACGGGGAAGGAAACCAAAGTAGAAATTTAATCTTATCAGTGACTCAAATTGCTGCAGGTGGCGGTATTATATCAGTTTCGACTATCTCTGGAACTGCAAGATCAACTGGCGACCCTGTTCAATTCTTGTCTAGTATTGATATAAGTGACGGGCTATCCGGTCCATTATTAAATGGAACTACAACAACATATAGTGCTATTGCAAAAATATTGGTAACATTTCCAAGCGGGCATGGATTAACTCCCGGATCATCAATATCGGTAGCTATTGGTTCCGGCGGTTCTAATCATGCACTGGCTTCGGGACCTTTCTTTGTTGAAGATGTTCCGACTAAAAATACTTTAAGATATACCGTAAGATCTGCAGGACTTATTGGTACATCGCCGGGTATAACTGGATTGATCTATCCAAGAACTGATGCATTCTTCCTACATAGACCATTCGATGGAGGTGTGTTATTAAGCACAGGCACCCCAAGTCATGGTGCTCAAGCAGTACGTATGAGTAAAAAATATATTCGTTACCAGTCTGGTAAAGGTGCAATGTATACTACAGGTGCTCTTTTTGCACCTAGCTACGATATTAGAGGAATTGTTGCAGACGGAACTGCCGTAAACAGTTTAATAACAATCACCATCGATGATAACGATCACGGATTACAAATTAAATCCGATGTAAGAATTAGTGGTGCCATAACTGTTGGATATAACGGTGACTACGAGGTTGTTGAAATCCTTGACGAACGAGTATTTAGAGTAAGAGCACAAACTCAATTAGGTAATGTAGTTGCTGAAATTGGTGCTCAGTGTCAAATGGCTCATACGGGTTGGCACGGAGCCTATGTAAGAGCTGGCGCTTTTGATGATCAAAATGGTATTTTCTTTGAATTTAATGGCGATGAAATGGCTTTGGTTAAAAGATCTAGTACTTTTCAATTAGCAGGTACTGTATCAATGAATGTTGATTCAAATTTAGTTACCGGAAGTAACACAAGATTTAGGGATCAACTACAAGAAGGCGATAGGATTATTATTAGAGGAATGACACACTTAGTTAGTGATGTAATAAGTCAAACTTCGATGACTGTTAACCCTGACTTCAGAGGAGTTGTTAACGTAACAAATGCTAAAGTGTGTTTAATTCAAGATTATAGAATTCCGCAATCAGAATGGAACCTTGATAAGTGTGACGGTTCAGGTCCAAGTGGTTATATCCTCGATGTAACTAAAATGCAGATGATCGGTATGCAGTACTCGTGGTACGGTGCTGGATTTATCGACTGGATGTTTAGGGGACCTAACGGTGATTATGTATTTGCACACAGATTAAAAGGAAATAACCTAAATACCGAAGCTTACATGAGAACTGGTAACTTACCTGTACGATATGAGGTGTTAAATGAGGGCGGTAGATCTAAATTAGCAGCTACAATAACATCATCTAGCACAAACCTTACACTAAAAGATGCACAATTTTTTCCCGAGGTTGGCACAGTATATTGTGAAAATGAACTGATCAGCTATACTTCTAAGTCTGGAAATGTATTGGGAGGGTTGACTAGAGGAACATCTTATGTAAACTTTTCAGCCGGTGCTCAGCGTACATTTACTGCCGGGGCAGCAGCAGGTCATGATGCCAATGTCGGTGTAGTATTAGTTTCGTCAACAGCTAGTCCTTTAATTAGTCACTGGGGTAGTGCGTATATCATGGACGGTCGTTTTGATACAGATCGCGGATATATCTTTAACTATCAGATCACAAATCTTGCAGTTACAAATTTAAAAACCACAGCGTTTGCAATTAGACTTGCACCCAGTGTATCAAATGCTATCACAGGAGATTTAGGAGAACGCGAGTTATTAAACAGAGCACAATTATTACTTAACTCTCTAGAAGTTGTTGGTGGTAATCCAGCATCATCGGATTCTTTTATTATTGAGGGTGTGTTAAATCCATTAAACTATCCGTCATTGGCAGCTGATATTACATGGTTTGGTCTAACTTCAACAGCGCAAGGCGGTCAACCATCATTTGCACAAATTGCCAATGGTTCGTCAATTACGTTTGCTGGATTTGCTCCAGTGGCAGCAACTCCGACTACTGGTTTTAATACCACTCCTAAAGCTAGATTAAGATCAGCTATTTTTACTAGTAGTCAAGTAGCCGATGTAAGATTAGGATTTGTAGTTTCTGCAACTGGCGGTGTTCAGTCTGGTACTGTGGTAGAAAGAATCCAAACAGATTCTCCAGGAGCTGGCCAAACTACAATTACAATTTCCAAAGACGTCACTGCGGCTGTGTCTGGAAGTGTAACATTTACTTCACCAACATACGCACAACCGGGTGAACAGGTATTTGCGTTTGCTTCTCCACAGGGCGTTCGCGAAGTGTTAGATCTTAGTGAACTAAAAGAATTGACTTCTACTGCAATTGGCGGAAGAGGTACATTCCCTAACGGCCCAGACGTATTGGCAATTAACATTTATTCAACTGGTACTGCTGCTGTTACTGCTAACTTAATTTTACGTTGGGGTGAAGCGCAAGCTTAAGAAGCAAGGCGCTCTAGCTGTTGTCTAAGTTCGTGTAATTTAGAAGAGTCCTGTCGTTGAGATGACAGGACTTTTTTTATGTCATCAAACACAATATTTTCAATCTTAGTATCAATTCTGTTCACAAGGTTTTTGTAATCTCTTAAAAGAGATTGTGCAATAACACGCTCTTGTGCGTCGATAATATTATCAATATATGTTTGATATCTAATAATATCAGCATGATACGAATGTAATTCACTGATTTTTAAACTCATAGTCTTGACTCATAATTAATACTGTATCTATTTTTGTTCTAATTAAAGGATTAGTAATAGTTAATTTTAAACCCGTGTGTAAATTTTTTGGAATATCTTCTAAACTAGACCAGCACATTGTTTGAACCTCTGTAGTCAAAAATTCTTCTTCAACTAAACATATGTAAGTTCCGTATTCAAATCCTTTATCTTCACTGAGATACAGTTCGATTGGTAATAGTTTTCCTTGCGATTTTTTATATCGTTCTATTAATTCTTGACCACTTTCAAAAATATTTTTACTTTTTTCAAAAGTAGGTACAGTCCATTTTAAATTTTCATGGATTAATAAAAATCTTTTAGTTGATGTACAAAGAAATAAAATACCTGCACGTTTTTGCATCAAGTACTTATTAGAGATCCATTCTAAAACGCCAGTAACCTGAACGATATTCTCCCTCAAAACTTTTGAGCCATTGAGTTCCGTCCCAGCGATATTGAATACCAGTTTTTAAATTTTGAGTATAAACTGGTAACGTATTGTTTACATTGCTAGCATCAAACACTATTTGCCATCCTGTACCGGTGTATTCAATAATATCATTAGCACCTGCTTGGAATTGTTCCCATGCAAATACGCCTGTTTTTATTTGACCAGTTGTCGGATTGTTGTCTTGTTCACCGTCATATGTTTTATTTTCTGTAGTTATATCATCTAGTATTAGATATCTGTTTCCAGCCGCAACTGTATTGGCTTTAGGATTAAACTTAATTGGATCAATAATAGCATCAATTGTTGTTCGTCCGCTAATAATAGTATTTGAGGGTTTTTCATCAATTGTAATTAATAGATATGTCGAATCAACTTCGTTGACTACAAAAGATCCTCTAATTTCAAATCCGTTAGGTTGTAAGAAATATATTTGACTAATACCAGGACGATATCCTTCATATTGTTCAAGAATAGTATTCCAATCTATTCGTTTGCCTAGTTTTGTTGGAGAACCGTTTTCTAATGTTTGAACAGCTTCTCCTGGACTTAGTACACTTAAATTATAATCGTTAGCTTGACCGTTATTGCTTTTTAGTAATAACACACCAAAATTACCCGGAGTGTTTACATATTTTAATGGTGGAGTTCCGTTATAAACAAGATCATTGATATTTCCTACATCGCCTTGGGTATTAAAAATATTCATAATGATATTCTTAACAACTCCAAGACGCTTGACCTTAGCCGGTGGAGTAATATAAATGGGCATTTCGCATTCTATCGTACATACATCAATTTCTGATTCCGTACCCTGAGGAATTGTTCTTGAACTAAATGTTAAATTTTTTAAATCAACAACACTTAAACTAGTCCAATCAATATAGTTATCTGTAGTTTGAATTTCTAAACTAGGGTTAAACAGAACCAATATCTGTTCTATTAATTGCAATTTTTGATCAGTATTACTGGTCCAAATATCAGCCTTCATTGTAAGTTTGAAAGGAGTAGGCATTAGTCTTTCAACAGTATAGCCACCACCTTGCCCACCTTGATAGATAGGTTCACCAAAATTATCAAATTGATTATAGGTGCGTTCTCTAATGTTTAGTTTACTAACAAAACTAGCATCTGATATTCTAGTGGTGTCTAATTCTAAACCACTGATATAGCAACTAATTCTAGGAACTGTTGGTAATTTATTTTCACTATTTTCTTTAATAATAGCAGCTACTGATCTTGATAAATCACCGTACATCACAGGAACATGGCGAAGATCACCGTCGCCGGCTTGATATTTAAAACCGATGAAGATTCGCATAAACTGTGTTACGTATCTTCTTATTTGTCCATCATAGAAAAAATCCATTAGTTATCTGCCTTTGGTCGTAGTGCTTTACTTAAGCTTTGTTTTTCATCAACGGTTTTTCCATTGATATTATCAGTGTTTGTATTATTAATAAAACTGGCTTTTTGTGTATTTCTAACATTATAACCTTCAAAACGATCTCCGGATTGTGTATCTGTAGGTCCAATATTGCTCATTGTTGTTCTAGCCACGTCTTCAACTCTCACCCAATATTTTCCATTATATCTAAATAATCTCTTAGGAGTGTAATCTGTTCTAAGATGATATTGACCCTCTTGTGCATTAACTGGAAATGCTAAACCGCTGGTAAATGGGGAACCGTTGGGCGCGGAATCCTGACCTAATAGATAACCGTCATATCCTAATCTATCAGCAGTCTGTAATACCATACTGATATCAATTTGACTGTTTGAAGCCGCAACCTGAGCGGTATCAACAGTTACTAATTCTGGTTTACCTTCTTCGTTTACTTGAACAGTATAAAATGCACTGGTATTGTAACCACTCAGCGGCGCATCAGCTTCTGCTTGATCTAATACTGCCTGAGTAATTTGCATTTCTCGTTCGTAGGTACTCATAACATCTCGCAGTGTTTGATTTGTACCTTCGCCCGCAACGCCATCTAAAATATCTTTAAATTCTTGACTATCGACTAGAGGTTTGCACTTAGCACGATATAAATGCGGATACCATGTTGCACTAAACCCTTCTGCTGCACGAGTAACATCTTCTATAACGTAAAATCTTTTCAATGCAAAATTTAAATCGTTTAATGCAAAATCATCTTTTAAATGAGGAAGTTCTATAACATCCCCACTGATTAATTTTCTACCAATTTTTTCAACAGTATCATTTATATGAAAAGTTATAAAAATTGTATCATTTTGTAAAAACAATCCAAATTGACTTAGATTAAAATCTAAATCCTGTATGTTATAAACACCACGTAAAATATAAACATCTGGATCATATTTGCGATCTCTATTTTCTAAAAATAGCAGATCTTGTATTTGTGTTTCGGCTGGACTTCCCTGATATTCTGGGGTGGTAGGAGTATTTTCCAGCGCAGATGTTGATTTTGGTCCTACGTATTTGTGTATTAAAACGTCAGTACCGCCCACCTGGAACATTTCCCAAATATTTTTATCTATAAATTTGTAATCGTTGCCTTTTTCAGGACGATAAAGTGAAAGTCTTGGCATAGTACTATATTTACCGCTACCGATAAATACTGTATGAGCCAAATTAATCCTGAAAGACAAGCTGTTTACGACTACTGCAAAGCCATGCTGGGCGATGGCATGATCGACGTAGAACTAGATCCTATACATTACGAAACAGCATTAAACAGAGCCCTAGCAACTTTTCGCCAACGTAGCGACAATGCTGTAGAAGAAAGTATGATATTTTTAACTACAGAAATTGATCAAAACGAATATATATTACCCAAAGAAATACAACAAGTTCGTCAAATATTTAGACGATCGGTTGGTTCTAGATCGGGTGGCGGCGGGGGTGGCACTGTATTTGAACCGTTCAATTTAGCCTATACAAATACATACTTGTTATCATCTACTAATATGGGCGGACTAGCTACCTATGAACTGTTTGCTGGGTATCAAGAAATGGTCGGAAGAATGTTTGGTGCATTTATGAACTTTCATTGGATTCCTCAAAGTAGAAAACTAGTATTACAACAACGACCTAGAAATAACGAAGAGCTTATGCTTTGGTGTTATAATACTAGGCCCGATAGTTCAATAATCAACGATACCTATGCTAGTCAGTGGATTAAAGATTATAGTTTGGCTAACTGTAAAATGATACTAGGTCAAGCCAGAGAAAAATTTGCACAAATTGCCGGCCCAGCTGGCGGAACTAGTCTTAATGGCACTACATTAAAAACAGAAGCTCAGACTGAAATGGATAAACTAGTTGATGATTTGATGAAATTAGTTCCTGGCGGTCACGGCTATACATTTATTATTGGTTGATTTTTTACTCTAGATAAATTATAATACTCTAGTCTAGGAGATATTATGATTATAGGAATCTGCGGTTTTATTGGCAGCGGTAAAGATACTGTTGCAGACTATCTAGTAAACTTTCATGGCTTTAGACGAGAAAGTTTTGCATCTACACTAAAAGACGCAGTATCCTCGGTATTCGGCTGGGACCGTACGTTATTGGAAGGGCGTACAAAAGCCGCTCGTGAATGGCGAGAACAGGTAGATCCTTGGTGGTCAGAACGCCTTAACATACCCACACTCACTCCTCGCTGGGTACTACAGTATTGGGGCACAGAAGTATGCCGTAAAGGCTTCCACGATGATATTTGGATTGCAAGTTTAGAAAATAAACTTAGAAACTCTAAAGATTCGGTGGTAATTTCAGATTGTCGTTTTCCTAATGAAATTAAATCTATACGAGATGCCGGTGGTATTATTGTATGGGTAAAACGTGGCGCATTACCTGAATGGTACGAATGGGCATTGAATGCAAATCGGGGCGAGACAGGTAATATGTCTTGGGCAACCAGCAAGCATAATTTAGAAAAAGCGAGAATTCATGCTAGTGAAACTGCTTGGGTCGGTACTAAGTTTGATCACGAATTGGATAATGATTCTACTATTGATGAATTATATAGTAAAATTAGAAATCTGGTACAAGATCCCCCTGACGCCAACGAACGCCCTCTTTATGTAGGACTCTCTGACAGTTTGCACATACAGTCTTAAGATTATTTGGCCGACAATTGTTTAAATTTTCGTCTATATGATAAACATCAAACTGTTCTGGATGTTTACTGGTGTAACCACATTTATCACACTTGGATAATTTTTTATATCCCGCTCTATACCATTTTGGTATAACATCATCATTGCCGTAAAGACAGGTTTCACACTTACTTCTATAGTAAGTTTTACCATTTTTATGGTAATTAACTGCTGCGGGCCGTAAACCACACTTACATAAGGGTCTCATAAAAATATTTACCCTTTTTGGCCCCTTTTCTTCTGGTTGTAAGCTACCGTTTTTTCAAAATGGCAATAAATATATTAGAGTATTTAATACCGGGAGATTTATCAGATGGCAACATTAAATTCACCAGGCGCATCAGTAACCGTCATTGACGAAAGTTTCTATACGCCAGCAGAGCCAGGTACAGTTCCACTAATAGTAGTGGCTACCGGACAGAATAAAACAAATGGCGCAGGCACAGGCACAGCCGTAGCGACCACAAAAGCAAATGCAGGTAAAGCATTTAAAATTACCAGTCAAAGAGACTTAGTTGATAACTATGGGGTTCCTTTCTTTGAAAAAACAGTAAGTGGAACACCAGTACATGGATCTGAAAGAAACGAATACGGTCTTTTATCAGCGTACAGCTTATTAGGTGTATCCAATGCTGCTTTTATTGTAAGAGCAGACATTGATTTAACTCAGCTTGCTGGAAGCACAACAGCCCCGGGAGCGAACCCTGACAATGGTGACTGGTGGTTAGATACTGCCAACACCGCATGGGGTATTTTTGAATGGAATGGAAACGCAGCCAGCACAACAGGCGGTCAGAAATTTGCATCAAAGACTCCAATTGTGTTAACATCAGATGATAACGTTAATCTTGAAAATAGTGGTTCATATGGTCGTGCTCCAAAATCAAGTGTTGGAGTTCCGGGCGACTATGCTGTAGTTGCAGAAATGAATGAGACCTACACTGTTGATAAAGAATCTGTAAAGATTTTTTATAAGAGAGATACCACTTTATTAGGTGGCGATGCTTGGGTACTAGTTGGTTCTACTGCATGGGCTGCTAGTCATGCTACAGTAAAAAGTACAGTAACAAGCCCATCAATTACAGCTGGACAAACATTTTTAATTAACGGTGTAACTGTAACAGCTACTGGCACTGATGCAACATCTTTAGTAACAGCAATTAATGCACTTAACATCAACGGCGTAACCGCAGCAAAAAGCTTTGATAGAGTATATCTATACACAGATGCTACTAACGACGATAATGTTGGCGATTCTGCTAGATCAAATGCAATTATTATTGCCAGTGGCGGCGGAAATTCTGGAACAATCTTAACAGACGTTGGACTTACTGCTGGTACCTACTACGGTCCACAGTTACAAATGAGTCCACATACACAGGTTCCTGAATTTAGATCAGACGACACAAATCCACGACCAAGCGGTAGTGTATGGATCAAAACAACAGAACCAAATATTGGATCTCGTTGGAGATTAAAACAATGGAGCAGCGGTACAAGTCTATGGACTGCTAAAGAATCTCCATTATATGCAACAACACATGCAGCTATTTTTAATTTAGATAGAACAGGCGGTGGCACAAATATTCCGGTCGATACAGCATTTATTCAATATAATTCAACAGAAGATTTTGGATACGATAACACTCCACAGACAGCAACTTTCCGTGTATGGAAAAGAAAAGTTGCTGGACAAACTAGAGTAGTATCTGCTCCTGTTGCAGCAAATACATTTATAGCTGGAACAAATACTTTTACTATTCGAGAAATGGTAAAAGGTCAGTTAGCTCTTGACACAGCAAAAACTGTAACATTTACAGCAACCGCGGGTGCTTCTGATTCTGACAGAATCGCTACTGCAATTAATGCTTTAGGATTAACACAGGTTGAAGCAAGTGTAACCAGTGCAAATGAAGTTGTAATTGTCCACAAAACAGGTGGAGATATTAGATTCACCGACGGAACGAATGTTCCATTGGGTAAAATCTTTACAGCATTTAACCAATCGGCATTAACAGGTACAGCTAATTTATATTCTTTAGTTGGTATTGGTACCGGTGGTACTTTCTTAGCAAGTAACTGGTTACCATTGTTTAACGCATCGAATGATTTTAAATCTAAGAGATCTGCGCCGTTAAACGAGCCAGCTGACGGACAACTATGGTTTAATCCTAGTTTCAGCGATGTAGACATTATGACACATAACGGTACATCATGGAAAGGTTACAAAACAGTATTTCCAAATACTGACCCAGCAGGTCCAATTGTTGCAGCTTCAAAACCAACAACACAAAGTGACGGCACTGCATTAGTAGACAATGATTTATGGATTAGTACAGCAGATGCTGAAAACTTCCCAACTATCTACAGATATAATAATAATACTAAGGAATGGGTATTAGTAGATAAAACTGATGATCAATCAGAAGAGGGTGTTGTGTTTGCTGATGCACGTTACGGTTCAAGCGGTGCTACAGGAAACGTAGCAGCAAGTATTGTGACATTGTTAACAAATGATTTTGTTGATCCAGATGCTCCAGATCCAGCAAACTATCCAAGAAGTATTTTGTTATACAACACAAGACGTAGCAGTGGCAACGTTAAAAAATACAGAAATAATTATATCGATACAACTAAAGACAACACACGTTATCTAGGTCAATCTATGGCTGCTTACGCAACTGATCGTTGGGTAACTGCAAGTGGTAATCAAGAAGACGGTAGTGGAACTTTTGGACGCATTGCTCAGCGTCAAGTAGTTGTACAGGCACTTAAAGCTGCTGTCGATACAAGTCAAGAAATTCGCGACGAAGAGCGTCGTAACTTTAATTTAATTGCTTGTCCGGGGTATCCTGAGCTATTAAGCAATCTAGTTAATTTAAATCTTGATCGCGGTGTAACATCATTTGTTCTTGGGGATAGTCCACTAAGACTAACAGCAGATTCAACTAGTTTAACCAACTGGGGAACTAATGCTAACGGTGCATTAGACAACGGTGATAAGGGACTAGTAAGCTACGATGAATACAGTGCAGTTTGGTATCCAAACGGATTCACTACAGATCTAAGCGGTGTGAACGCAGTGGTACCAGCAAGTCACATGATGTTACGTACAATTGCTTTAAGTGATCAAGTAAGTTATCCATGGTTTGCACCAGCTGGTACAAGACGTGGCGGTATTACAAATGCAACAGCAGTTGGTTATATTGATAGATCAACTGGAGAATTCCAACAAGTAGCATTAAACGAAGGACAGCGAGATACATTATATGATATTAAAGTAAATCCAATCGCGTTCTTTAACGGCGTTGGGCATGTTGCATATGGTCAAAAAACTCGTGCAAGAAATGCAAGTGCATTAGATAGAATTAATGTAGCACGTTTAGTAGTTTACCTACGTAGTCAATTAAGTAAATTGGCTCGCCCGTACGTGTTTGAACCAAACGATAAAATTACTCGTGATGAAATCAAACAAGCATGTGACAGTCTATTACTTGAACTAGTAGGTTTAAGAGCAATCTATGACTTCGCAGTTGTGTGTGATGAATCTAATAACACTCCAACTAGAATTGATAGAAATGAGCTTTATGTAGATATTGCAATCGAACCAGTGAAGGCCATTGAGTTTATCTACATTCCATTACGTATCAAAAATACAGGGGAGATTTAATAAATGGCAATTACCTCATTAAACAAATACACAGTACCGTTAGCTAGTAATCAATCTAGCTCTACGCAAGGTCTGTTAATGCCAAAACTCAAGTATCGCTTTAGAGTGATACTACAAGGATTTGGTGCAACTGGTTCTATTTCAACAGAACTGACCAAGCAGGTAATGGACATTACCAGACCAAAAGTTAGTTTTGAAGAAATGGAAATTCCTGTATACAATTCTAAAGTTTATCTAGCAGGAAAGTATACTTGGGAAACAATGACATTAACTTTAAGAGATGATGCTAGTGGCAACGTTCAACGTCTAGTTGGCGAGCAAATTCAGAAACAATTTGACTTTATGGAGCAAGCCGCAGCACGTTCTGGTATTGACTATAAGTTTACAACTAAGATTGAAATCTTAGATGGCGGCAATGGTGCAAGTGCTCCAACTACTTTAGAAACTTTTGAAGTATACGGTTGCTTTATTCAAAACGCAGATTACGGCGAGATGAATTACGGAACTAACGAACCTGCAACAGTAGCATTAACTATTAGATTTGATAATGCCGTACAATACAAAGGCGGTCAGATCGACGGTATTGGTCGTGCAATTGGTCAGCGTGTTGCTGCTGGCGCTGGAAGTACTGGCGGTGGTTCAGCAACAGTTGGTTAATTAAGACTGTAGCAATAATAAAAAGCCCAGAGCAACTTCTGGGCTTTTTTATTCAATAAATAAATGTATGGCAAATAAATTCACACGTTTCTTAAATGGTATTGTTAACGGAGCAACAAATCCAAAAGGCAACATGGCCAACTGGAGGCATGCTACTCGAATCTTTGTTGATAATAACTATGCATTGGCGCCAAGAACAAAATTCATGTTCTTTGTGCAATTTAATATTAGTAATGAAGCAGTTGGCGCGACCTCATTTAATGAAAGACACAGCGGAGAAGTAGGTCTATTAGTAAAAACTGCAGATTTACCAAAATATGCTTTTGATCAAGTTATTAAAAATCAATATAATAGAAAAAAGATTTTATATAAACAAATTAACTATGAACCTATAACTATTACTCTTCACGATGATAATACTGGTGTTGTTAATGCTATGTGGGCATTATATTACGGAACCCATATTGCTGATAGATTAGCACCGACTGCTGCATATACCACTGATCATTATCGTCCTGCTGCTCAAGACATGGAGAATTATAATTATGGAATGGATAATCGATATTTTTCTCCCTTTTTTAATAGTATTTCAATTTATACAATGAGTCGTCGAAGATACAACGGATATACATTAATTAATCCAAGAATTACAAATTGGTCGCACGGCAATCTTTCCTATGCAGAAAGTGGAACTGCAGAAAGTCAAATGACTCTTTCATATGAAGCTGTTCAATATAGTTCTGGTCAAGTATTTCAAGATGTTCCAGATGGTTTTGCCAAAGGTGCATACTATGACTTGGTACCTAGTCCGTTAAGTGTTGCTGGCGGTGGCGTCAGTAATTTGTTTGGCGATGGCGGAGTTTTATCAGGAATGGAATCAGTATTTGGAGATGTATCAAAAGGCAATATTTTTACTAAAAAAGGCGGATTTTTAAATACCGCTATTGCCGCAATTAATACTGCAAAAAATCTAAGTAATTTGACTAAAGAAGGTTTAGCAGCAGAATTTGCAAATATTTTATCATCACCCGGAGGATTTGATGCTGCCGTTAATACCGTAGGAGGTATTGTTGGAACAGTATTTCCTAAAAATGCCGGAACCAGTCCATCAAATAACGACGGAGTAGCATCGCCAAGAACCATTGCAACTGCTGCATTTACCGGAGCTCCTGTGACATCACCATCAGGAGAATAATATGCCAACTAATTTACCACCAAGACAATATACAGATACTGGTCAAGCAACAAAATTATTTTTTGATAGTTATGGAAGAGCACCTTTAGAATTCAATGCCAACGAAGTTGGAGCAGCGCAGGCATTTTTTGAAGAAAAAGGATTTGATATCGATGCCGCCGCGTTAACATCGGCTGTTCTTTTAAAACAGGCTAAGATTGATAATGTAAATGTATTTGAAATATTAGATACATTAAAAGGATTGAACAATCTTCAGTTAAGTTCAATTGTTGCAGAAATTATTAATAATAATAGACCAGCAACATCCACTCTAGGTTATAGAGCAGTAAAAGTAACTAACGACTCTGTTAATAGAAATATAATACCATAATATGTCGTCAAGATTTGCTCAAGGTAAATTTGAAATGAAAAATCCCGACAAATACATCGGGAAGAAAACTCCGCTAGCTCGTAGTAGTTGGGAATTTGTTTTTATGAAAATGTTAGATGAACATCCCGGAGTTGAACATTGGGCTAGTGAAAGTATACAAATACCTTATAGAGATCCATTAACTGGAAAATATACAATATATGTTCCGGATTTTTTTGTTCAGTATACTGATAAAAGTGGAAAAAAACATGCAGAAGTGGTAGAAGTAAAACCCCAGAGTCAAACACTAAGAGAACACACTGGTAAGAGTCAATATAATCAAGCGCAATATGTTAAAAACTTAGCCAAGTGGGAAGCTGCCGTTGCTTGGTGTAAACAAAAAGGTATCAAGTTTAGAGTAGTAAACGAAGGCGATATTTTCCATCAGGGTAAAAAACGTAGATAAGTATTGATATGACTAAAAAACTTGAAGACCTTTTTAACTTACCTGAAAAAAAAGATGAAAAATATGTTTCATCAGTACCTGCCGAACACGAGCAGGTAAAAGATTTAGATCGTAGCTATAAAGAAGTTGAAGAAATAACCAAATCATTACCTGAAATTAAAGAATTAGAAAATCTTGATGAAAAAGAATTAGACGATCTAGCTCAAAAAGCTGAACAAGCATATGATGATTTAATGGATTTGGGCATGAATGTAGAAGTGCGATATGCTAGTAGAATTTTTGAAGTTGCTAGTAGTATGTTAGGACACGCAATTACTGCTAAATCTAATAAAGTTGAAAAGAAATTAAAAGCTATTGATTTACAGCTTAAAAAGTACAAAATAGACAAAGATACGCCAAGTTCAGAAAACGATGTATTAAATGGACAAGGATTTATTATTACAGATAGAAATGAGCTGATGAAAAAACTCAGCCAAAAGGAATAAATATACGTATGAAAACTTTTAAAGAATATCTAGCTGAAAGCAAAAAAATGTGGTCCTTTAGGATCAAAGTTGCGGGTGAGCTGCCCGAGGGCTTTCAGTCAACAGTTAAAGATCGTCTCCAAAAATTTGGATGCACACGATTTGATAAAACAGCTCAAACTCCAATACAGAAAAATGCTATTGATTTTCCGCAATTGGAAAACATAGAAGTTTCGATGTTTGAAGTTGAAACAGCATATCCTGTTACACCTCCAGAAATTGCAAGCATTATTAAATCATGTGATTTGATCAAAGAAGAATATGTGTTGGTGAGATACACTACTGAAGAATTGGAACAAACAGTTGCTGGCGATGAATCTGGTAAATCTTTGTTAACAGACCCGTCATATAGCGAAGTTGCTAAGATTAAACATAAAGATTATTTTGGTGATGATTTTAATAAATCATTCTTAAAAGATTTAGAGAAAACAGCTAAAGCACGTAAAAAAGAATTGGGACATGACAAAGGTAAACCTGATGTTCTAGGATCAGCTCCCAAAGCTAAAGAAGATAAAGCCGGTGCTAAAAGCGCCGTGGGGAGTTAATATGAACTTTAATGAATTATATAGAAAAATTGCAGATTTAGATAAACCGGTTGGCGAGGAGTGCGGAATGCCATCAGCAATGCCAAGTACACCTCCGGCAAACGAACCACCTCCTAGTATGAGCGTAAATTTAAATGCTCAGGGAATGGATAATATTTCAAATCTAATGAAATTAATTTCTAAGGTCAATCCAGATGTAGCTGGACCAAAAGTAGATGCTATGGTTGCTCCTCTACAAATTAATAAACCGGATGCAATGAATAATGCAGAGTTAGATGACATTGATACCGATGATAACAAATTAGATATTGATGTCGACGGTGATAGTCAGCCAGACATTGCTCTTAAGAAGGGCGAAGCTTATAGTAACCAACCTAATGAACAATATGCAGACATAGACGACATTACAGTTAATGCAGGTGGCGGAATGAATGGTCCAAAACATCCAAAAGATCTACGTGTAAAAGATCCATCACCTTACGAAAATGAAGCATACGAAAACGAGCCAGATGAAAAATATGATGATCATTTAAGAATCATTAAACATCTAGCAGGTGGTATGAACAAAGAAAAAACAATGGTTAAGCACAGTTACAAACAAGGCGATAATCCAATGGCTATGCCAGAGAGCGAAGATCCTTTAGCAGCTATTAAAAATGATCTACGTGCTCGTTTACAAGAATATAAGAATCAGTAATAAGGATTGACCCCATGAGCAAAAGTCTCGACGGGGTCTTAATCAAAAAGGCCCACAAACCTCAGCGTTACACTCTAGAAGAAATTAAACATCTAGAAGCATGTATGGATCCTATAACTGGTCCATTATACTTCTGTAAAACCTTCTTAAAAATTCAACATCCTGTTCGTGGTGCTATTGATTTTGTACCCTACGAATATCAAGAAAGATTAATAGACGCATATCATAATAACAAGCAGTGTATTGCTATGCTACCCCGCCAGATGGGTAAAACAACCTGTGCCACAGGTTACTTATTATGGTATACAATGTTTGTCCCAGAAGCACAGGTACTGATCGCTGCTCACAAGTACGAAGGTGCGCAGGACATTATGAACCGTTATCGTTATGGTTACGAAAACTTGCCAGACTTTATCCGTGCTGGTGTGTATTCATATAATAGAAATACAATTGAATATGATAACGGTGCTCGTATACAAGCAACAACAACTACAGAAAATACCGGCCGTGGTAAATCTCTTTCGTTAATTTACTGTGATGAGTTTGCGTTTGTACAACCTCCTGAAAAAGCTAAAGAGTTTTGGACTGCACTATCGCCAACATTGTCAACAGGCGGTAAGTGTATTATTACATCAACACCAAACTCAGACGAAGATCAGTTTGCGTTAATTTGGACAGAAGCTAACAAAAAGTTTGACGAATTTGGAAATGAACAAAAGCTAGGAACTAATGGTTTTTACAGCTACTTTGCACACTGGAACGAACACCCGGATCGCGATGACGATTGGGCAAGAGTAGAACGTGCAAAAATTGGTGACGAACGTTTTCGTAGAGAATTTGATTGCGAATTCTTAATCTTTGACGAAACATTAATCAACGCAGTACGTCTTGCAGAAATGAAAGGTGTTGATCCTATTATGACAATGGGTCAAACACGTTGGTATAAAGATATTAATCCAAATGCTACCTATCTAGTTGCTCTTGATCCTAGCCTAGGAACTGGTGGTGACTATGGTGCTATACAGGTATTTGAAATGCCCAGCATGGAACAGGTAGCAGAATGGCGCCATAATTTAACTCCTATTCAGCAACAGGTTAAACACCTTAGAGAAATTTGCAAATATATTCACGATCGTGGTGAGGAAAAAGGCGGAGTTCCGCAGCTATACTTTAGTGTTGAAAACAATACATTGGGCGAAGCTGCTCTAATAGTTATTAGAGATATTGGTGAAGAAAACTTTCATGGATTGTTTTTATCAGAACCTATGCGTAAAGGACATGTACGCAAGTTTCGCAAGGGATTTAATACCACACACAAAACAAAAATTACAGCGTGTAGTCAACTTAAACACATGATTGAAACACAGCAAATGAAGTTAAATTCTAAACCTCTAATTTCAGAGTTAAAAACGTTTGTTGCACACGGTGTAGGGTTTGGCGCTAAAACCGGAGAACACGACGATTTAGTATCTTCAACTTTATTATGTGTGCGTATGGCCGGAGTTTTAGCTGACTGGGATCCACAAATTTACGAAAAAATGACTGAAAAAATTTCGGAAGAACAAATGCCCATGCCATTTTATATGAGCACGGGCATATTCTAAATTAACTAAATATAATATGGACTCAATGAAAAGCATTGCTACAGATTTATTTTATAAAATTCGCAGCCGTTTTACGGGTTTAAAACTTGGCGAAAGTATGGGCGCCATTACAATTAATCCCGAAGAAGCTGTGTTTTTTGATTTTGATTACATTGTTGATGAACAGGCATTAGGTCATGTCAGCATTAGTTTAGCTGAACCAAGATCAATGAAAGTATACTTTAGCAATGGTATTACAGAAAATATGGATATCGTACAAAAAGAAAAATGGTACGATTTTTTAAGAGAATTAAGACAATTTGCAAAGCGTAGATTACTAACCTTTGATACTAGAGACGTTGCTAAAGACAATCTAGATCAAAGAGATTTTGCATTTTTAAGTCAATACAATCAAACAAAGACCGTCGGAGAATCAATTATGAGTGAAAGCAGCCTGTATGGCTCGAGAACAATTAGCTATCAAAACTTAATGGATACAAAGTTAATCATTAAACATAGTAAACCTATTCAAGATGAGCAAGTTGGTTCGAGAGCAAGAAACATTTCAGCATTATTTGTTGAAAATCAAGACGGTGAAAGATTTAAATATCCGTTCATCCATTTAGCAGGTGCTCGTGCTATGCAACGTCATGTGGCTAACGGCGGAGTGCCGTACGATGAAATTGGCAAGCATATTGTAGGAATGAGTGAGCAAATTGCTCAACTTAAAGGCTTTGGAAACTATGTAGTAAGAAACGATCTTTTAAATTCTGATACAAATTCAATTTACGAAAAAAGCTCAGATGCATTAAACAGGCTACGCGAAGAACTTTCAAAATTATCAAAGCAAGCATTTTACGAACAATTTAAAACAAATTTTCAATTACAAGATTCATTAGAAGTGCCGCAGGATGTTATAGAAGATTTTACAGAAAAATTCACTGTCAAAAATTTCAAAGAGGACATTAAGTCTGTGTTTCCAATTTTATACAGACTTATGAAGGAAGAGTCCAAAATAGGCTATGACGACATAGTTGCTATGACAGGTAATGAAGAACTAGAAATAGAAGAAGATTTTGATTCGAATCTACTTGATCCGTTTGCCAAGTTTGAAAGTTGGGTAGCGTATCTTGGTGAAGACAGTGGAATCTTAAGTCAAGATCCAGATGAGAAAAAAATTGCAATCAATGAACTTAACGAACTAACAACACAACATTTTCCTGCAGGCGAAAAGGGGTTAAATGCAATTAAAAGTTTAGAAGGCATAATCGAAGATCCAAGACTATTTGCACAAATTAAAGAGGCAGCAGAACAAGACCCCGATACTTGTGTCAGGGGTCTTGTTAAAAATTGGTTAGAAGAAAATGCTCCAGATATACTAGAAGAATTAGACTTTGGCGATTTTCAAGACGAAGAGGACGTAGAAGATCCAATGCAATATGCTAACGATGCAGCAGATGCAGATGCTGTAGCATATGGACAACGTGAAGATATTACTGCCGAAGCATCTAGTTCGGGAGATTACGAATTAGAAGTAAAAACACAAGTTTTCTTTGAAAGAGATGAAAACGGTAAGGCTGTAATTTCTAAAATTATGTTAGGAGATACAGATATTACTGCAATTACTTCTCCAGAAGAAACCGCAGATTATATTGAAGACGGTGAAGAAAGTCCAGTAGAAGGTATCGAATATATCAATGTTGATATTGATTATAGTGTTCACGGTGAATATCTACCTGCTACTTGGGGATATCATGGCGGATCTCCTGCAGAATATCCAGAAGTTGAAATTAATGAAATCACAGCGTTTGGTAATGGCAAATCAATAAAGATTGATTTTAATGATCTTGATGGCGATAATCAAAATTATCTACAAGAAAAAGCTGAAGAAGAAGCTTCAGAAAATGGTTCCGATGACGGCGACTATGATGATTACGATCGCTACGAATCCGTTGAAACATCAAAAGGACTAGAAGAAAAACAATCAAATGTAAACGAATTAGCACAATTCATTTATTCATTTTATGACAAAGAGTCAGGCACATTCCCTAAAGGCCCAGAAGGCGTCTGTACTATGGTAGGCAAGAAGTTTGGTGAGCAAGCAGAAAGTCTAGCAAGACGTTTAGTAGAAAAATTAGCACCGCAGCAACAGTCATCGGTAAATCCAGATTTAGATCGAATTAAAGAATTATCAGGAATGCACCAACAAGAAGCGGCAGTTGTCGAAGGAAGTGTACATGGCTGGAACGTCGCTAAATGGTATGCAAAAACTGGCGACCAGCTAAAACTTACCAAGTGGTTGCGTAAAGAAGCAGGGTTAGATAAAAATGCACCTGTATATTTTGACGATGCTGATTTAGTATATATTGATCAAACTATTGTTCCTGAAGCTTTAGTTAACCCTAAGTTAAAGATGCAAGATCTTTTAGATGCAGTCAAACAAGCAGCCCAATCTCCGAACGAACAAGAATCGATCGAAAATGCTACTCCTGAATTAGAAAGTATCAAAAGATTAGCAGGCATGCGATAATATCATTTCCGCCTAGTTAAGGACTCTCCGGAGTCCTTTTCTTTTGGCAAAATTAATCAAAAAAACGTTGTTTTTTATTGACATTGCTAAATAAAAAACGCATAATATATATTGTGCGTAAGGCATACATTTTAAGGCAAAATAATAGGAGGCAAATTAAAATGGCATCATTAGCAGAAATTCGTGCAAAACTTCAAGAAGCACAAAACAAATCTTCAGGAAACTCCACCGGCGGTGGCGACAACGCAATTTATCCACATTGGAACATGCAAGAAGGCAAGGAAGCAGTAGTTCGCTTACTTCCAGACGGCGACAGCTCAAATACTTTCTTTTGGGTTGAACGTGCTATGATCAAATTAGAGTTCGCTGGTATCAAAGGCGAAACTGATAATAAGAAAATTCAAGTACAAGTACCTTGCGTGGAGATGTACGGTCCAAATGAAACATGCCCAATTCTTTCAGAAGTACGTGGCTGGTTTAAGGACAAGAGTCTAGAAGAAATGGGTCGTAAGTACTGGAAAAAACGTTCATACATTTTCCAAGGCTTCGTTGTTGAAGATCCACTTAAAGAAGATAGTGTACCAGAAAATCCAATCCGTAGATTTATTATTGGTCCTCAAATTTATCAAATCATCCGCAACGGCTTGATTGATCCAGAAATCAATGAAACACCTACAGATTATCTACGTGGGTTAGATTTCCGTATTGCTAAAACCAGTAAAGGCGGCTTTGCTGATTATTCTACTAGTAAGTATAGCCGTAGAGAACGTGCTCTTAGCGATGCAGAAAAAGCAGCAATTGATCAATATGGATTGTTTGATCTTAAGAGCTTCTTACCTAAGAAGCCAGGTGAGGTCGAACTCAAAGTAATCAAAGAAATGTTTGAAGCAAGTGTTAACGGCGAAGCATATGATCCAACTCGTTGGAGTCAATATTACAAGCCAGCTGGCATTGGCAGTGCTACTGGAGATCCAGTGGCTAAAGCAGTCAAACCTGCTTCAACAGAAGAAAGCTACGAAGAAGAACCAGCACCAGTAGCACCAGTTAAGGGTGTTAACGTAGCTGATGCTGCAAATTCTTCAGCAGAAGGTAACAGTCGTGCGCAAGATATTCTTGCCATGATTCGTAACCGTCAAAAGCAATAATAATAAAATAACGAGTATGGGTTCACGCCCATACTCTCTTTGATTACAGGAAAACAATAATGGCAAAAATAAATTTATCTAAAGTTGGCGAAAGTATCACATTCTATCGCTACGATAACGGTTTTATGATTGAAATCAGTGGCCGTAACAAAAAAGAAGAGTGGAAAACTCAAAAGATTTTGTGTAATACAGAGGACGAGTTATTGGCACTAATTAAAGAAATAAACAGCTTGGAGTTAGATCAATAATGGCAAAAGCATTTGATATTTCAAAATTTAGAAAATCAATTACTAAATCAATTGAAGGGCTTAGTATTGGTTTTAATGATCCCACAGATTGGATCTCAACAGGTAATTATGCTTTAAATTATCTAATCAGCGGAGATTTTCATAAAGGTGTTCCGTTAGGTAAAGTTACAGTATTTGCAGGTGAAAGTGGCGCTGGCAAATCTTATATTTGTTCGGGCAATCTTATCAAGGCAGCACAAGCACAAGGCATCTATCCAATCTTAATTGATTCAGAAAATGCTCTTGATGAAGATTGGCTAAAAGCACTTGGCGTGGATACTTCAGAAGATAAACTTCTTAAACTCAATATGGCAATGATCGATGATGTAGCAAAGACTATTACAGAATTTGTTGCAGAGTATAAAGCAATGCCAGAAGAAACTCGTCCTAAAGTTTTGTTTGTGCTTGATTCACTTGGTATGTTGCTAACTCCCACTGATGTAAATCAGTTTGAAGCAGGTGACCTTAAAGGTGACATGGGTCGTAAGCCTAAAGCACTAACAGCACTTGTTCGTAACTGTGTCAATATGTTTGGTTCATTAAACATTGGCCTTGTAGCAACTAATCACACATACGCAAGTCAAGATATGTTTGATCCAGATGATAAAATTTCTGGTGGTCAGGGTTTTATCTATGCAAGTTCAATTGTAGTAGCAATGCGTAAATTGAAACTTAAAGAAGATGATGACGGCAACAAGATTTCGGAAGTTCGTGGAATTCGTGCTGCCTGCAAAGTAATGAAAACACGTTACGCAAAGCCTTTTGAATCAGTACAAGTGAAAATTCCTTATGAAACAGGTATGAATCCCTATAGTGGAATGGTAGACCTGGCAGAAGAAAAAGGTCTTCTAAAGAAAGAAGGTAACAGTCTTGTATATGTAACTAGCGACGGTGAAATTATCAAACAATTCCGCAAAGCGTGGGAACGCAACGAAAACAATGGTCTTGATAAAATCATGGCAGACGTTTCTAAAAACGGCGAAAATGTCTCATCTGAGATAATTAATAATGTTGAATTAGAAACGGAGACATCTCAATGAAAGAAGACCTAATTGCCGATCTATGGAATGTGATTGTTGAGCACTTACCAGAAAAATCTAAAAGTATTGTTGCAACAGATTTTGTTAATACTTTATTAGATTATGGTATTAAGGATAGTACTATTGAATCTTTATTAGGAGTAGATCCCCATCTTGATCAAGCAATTGAATATGCAATTGACGGTGAAGAAATTGAGGATTCTGAAGAAGAAGATTATTACGAAGATGAGGATTAATGAACTGGTACGAAGCAGTTTCTAAAGATATCAGTAATATTCCGGATGCAGTGGCATTTTTTGAAAAAGAATTGTTAGATGCAAAACTGGAATGTAAAATCTTTGGCAATATAGAAAAAAATAGTGCTGCAATGCCCGGTGTGGTAGAGAATCGTTTTAATCAATTACAGGAAATTGAAGGTATCCTCGAATATCTTAATATTGAATTAAGACGACTAAAAAGTCAACACTTTCGTAAATATCTTGAAAGCTATCAACGATCGTTGAGCAGTAGAGACTGTGAAAAGTTTGTAGACGGTGAGGCAGACGTTGTAGACTTTGAAAAAATTATTAACGATTTTGCATTGTTACGTAACAAATGGCTTGGTATTATTAAAGCACTTGATCAAAAGCAGTGGCACTTGACTAATATTATTAAGTTGCGTGTAGCTGGGTTAGAGGATGCCACCTTGTGAATTGTTAAACAATTCATCATGTGGAACTTCGTATGGATGGCCCTGATAAAACAGGGCTTTTTCTTGAGCACTACCGTCGTACCATTCGTCTAAATTATATTGACACCATGCAATGTGTTCATGCCACACATCTCTGTTAACTGGTTCTAACGGATCTCTCCAATTGTCTAATGTTCTTTCACATGCTATCCAAGTTGGACACGGGCCTAGACTAATAACTTTTTTTCCGTACCAAAATGCTTCAGCAGTAATTGCAGAACTATAACTGACAACTAAATCTGCCCATTCAAAATCGCCGTCGATTCCAAACACGCCTTTAAATCCAACACTAGGATTTCCGTAATGTTGTACTCCCTTTTTACCAACCTTGTATCTAATTTTTACATTTGCACCCCGTGATTCAAAAAATGTTTTTAATTTTTCAGACCATTGTGTAATATCAAATCCTGTGAAAATTCCTTGACTTTTTTTACTTGGAGCGATCAATACGTTTTTAATTTCTTTAACTTTCCAAGGCTGTTTTTCTAATCTAGTAGTGTTCCATCGAGAATAGGGAATTGATTTTAATTTAGTTGGTGCAAAAGAATTTATACTCACCCTGGCTGCTACTCTATGTTTTGAAACCCAAGATCCAAGATAAGGACGATTAATTGCTATATAGGGATTTTTTGCCGTCATCCATGGCCCAATAAATCCTATAGGATTAGCGGGCACTATTAATGGTATTCCTGGATCAGCAGTTGTTATATCATGTATATGAATTAATCTGCCGGTAAAACGTTCCCAACCTTTAATAAAAGGTTCGTCAAATTCATTAACGAGTATTTGATATTTTAATGCCATTTTTGTCCGCTCTTTAATATTTACCATTAACTGCTCTGATAAATATCAGCATGAAAAACATTGTTTTAATTACTGGTGGTTTTGATCCAATACACTCCGGACACATATCATATATCAACGCGGCAAGAGAGCTCGGCGATTCGTTAATTGTTGGAGTTAATTCTGACGAATGGCTACGTCGAAAGAAAGGGCAGAAGTTTATGCCTTGGGAAGAACGTGCAAGCATTGTAGCTAACTTATACAGTGTTAGTCGAGTGATAAATTTTGACGATAGCGATAATAGTGCTAAAGATGCTATCCGAAAAGTTAGAGCAATACATCCTAATGCTAATATTATCTTCGCCAACGGCGGAGATCGAACCAAAGAAAATATTCCAGAAATGGATCTACTTAAAGAAATGTTACACCTAGAATTTGTATTTGGTGTCGGTGGAGTAGATAAAAAAAATTCTAGCAGTTGGATTTTACAAGAATGGAAAGCTCCCAAAACTGAACGCCCTTGGGGTTATTATCGTGTACTACACGAAAATGGCAAGGAAGTTAAAGTTAAAGAATTAACTGTGGAACCAGGACAATGCCTTAGTATGCAACGTCATCAAAACAGAGCAGAACATTGGTTCATTGCAGAAGGTACTGCAGAAATCTACACAATTAATAGAAGCACAGATCAAGAATTAGTTGGAATTTTTCATAAACATCAAAGTTTACATATTAAAAAAGACGAATGGCATCAATTATGCAATCCAAGTAATAATCCGTTACGAATTATAGAAATTCAGTATGGCACGGACTGTAACGAAAGTGATATAGAAAGAAAATGAAAGATATAATTCCAGTTTTTATTGGTTACGATCCAAGAGAAGCAATCGCATATCATACATGTGTTAATAGTATTATTCGTAATTCGTCAAAGCCTGTAAGTATTGTTCCGGTGGCATTAAATTTATTTAAAGATTATTCTGAAACACATACTGATGGTAGTAATCATTTTATCTATACTAGATTTTTAGTTCCCTGGTTAATGGGTTGGGCTGGCCATGCAATATTCATCGATGGTGACATGATTGTACGTGGTGACATTGCCGAATTATGGGAAATGAGACAAATGTCCTACGATGTAATGGTTGTTAAACACGATTACAAAACAAAAATGCCTGTAAAATATTTAGGAGCAAAAAATGAAGACTATCCTCGAAAAAATTGGTCTAGTGTTATTCTGTGGAATTGTAATTCTTTTCCTAACCGGAAACTTACTCCCGAGTTTGTCCAACAATCCACCGGCAGTTTCCTCCACCGCTTCTCGTGGTTAGATGACGAACGTATAGGAGAATTACCTAAAGAGTGGAATTGGTTACCTGACGAATACGGTCCAAATCCAGATGCAAAGTTATTGCATTATACGTTAGGAACACCCTGCTTTCATGAGTTTGCTGGTACGCCAATGGGCAATGAATGGCATAAAGAACGAATTCTAACTGAATACTGCCAACAAAGAGATATATGAGTTGGATTTTTTTAAACAACACTAAAAAATCTCAATATATAGAAATCTTTGCTAAAGGTTGCGGCAGTGAAGTAACTTCCTATGAAGATTTTGTATACGAAAACAATACTAACCCGTTAGTAATTCGCGGTATACTTAAAGATAAATTAATTAAACGTTGCTGGGAAGATCAACGCACGTTTTATTATTTCGATACTGGGTATATTGGTAATGACGTATATAATAAAAACCCAAGTGGTTATAAATTTTGGCATAGAATAGTAAAAAATAATTTACAACACAGTGAAATTATTTCCAGGCCCGATGATCGTTGGCGTCGATTAGGGAAAGAAATAAAACCCTGGAAGACTCCTGGTAAAAGAATAATTATAGCTGCTCCTGACGAGAAACCTTGCAAGTTTTATGGAATAAATCTAGATCAATGGTTAGAAAATGTTATTAGTATGTTAAAACAATATACCGATAGACCTATTGTTATTAGACAACGACCTGCAGATAGAATAGATCGAAAACAAAATATTCCATTAACTCAAGAGTTAGAAAATGATGCATTTGCATTGATAACATTCAATAGTGTTGCAGCAACAGAAGCAATTTTAAACGGGATTCCGGCATTTACATTAGCACCTGCTAATGCTGCAAGTCCTGTAAGTTTACAAGACTTAACCAAGATAGAAACCCCGTATTACCCTGATAAGGATAAATTATATTCATGGGTATGCCACATGGCTTATGGTCAATTTCATACTGATGAATTAAGAAACGGTACTGCTAAAAGAATTTTGGAAGAAACATGAAATTACATTTTATTACAAGTATATCAAAAACGTACTGGAACGATACTGCAAGATATTGCATTCCAACTTGGAAATTACCGGGTAAGACAACCATATACATCGATCAACACGACGGAGATTTAGATTGGATAGTTGAAGTTCCCTTTCACAAAGAATTACTAAGTGTTCCAGAATTATCAAACAAAGAAGTAGGTAGATCTAAGGTAAGAAAATTTTGGGGCAAGTCGTGGGCGCAAATAGATGCAATCAGAAATAGGGGCGTAGATGAAAGAATAATCTGGATTGATTCAGATGTTGAACAAATTGCAGATGTTGGAGAGGAAGATTTTAATTTTAATTTTTCAGAACCATTTGCAATGATGAATTCTGGTGATAACGAAGATTGTTGGGAAACTGGTTTAGTAATTTTTAATCAACAATACGGCAAATTAAATGTTGCGACTCGTTTATATGAAAAAGTATGGCGTGATGAGGAACAATTATTTGGTTTATTTAGACCATATGATGCACACGTATTAGGTTATGTTGCAGAAGAGAGAACCTTTTTAAATTTATGTAATCAACCTTGTAAAAATATTGATGCGTTATCTAATTCTAGATTTAGTAAATTTTTTAAACATTGGATTAATAAAGATAATAAAAAACTGTTGCAAGATCTAAAAACAACACAACCAAGTGAAAACAGTAGCGATATATCATAAATCAGTTCCTAACGGAAAAAATTTAGAGAAGATACAACTTTTACAAAATTTTTCTCAAGGAGTTCGTGCAGCAGGTGATACTGTACTTGATGTAGATCACTATAGTGTAGTTGCGGCCGATGTTGGAGTAATACAAGGATGGATATCTGGAAAACCAGATGCGCAACACACCATATTAAGAAATAATGTAATAACTCAACAAAAATTTCTTAATAGATTTGTTGTATGTGCTGATAGTAATTTATTTCTTTATGCTAATACAGATAATCCATTGCATTATCTAAGATATAGTTTTAATGACGTTTTTCCTAATCAAGGAATATATTGTGATACAGAAATAGATCCTATAAGATGGATTAAAATCTCACAAAATCTTAATATACATCTTAAACCATATAGAGCATACGGCGATCATATTTTAATACTATTACAACGCAACGGTGGTTGGAGTATGTCTGGATATGATGTACAAGATTGGGCTATATCTGTTATTGATACTATACGATCTTTTACAGATAGACCCATAGTAATTAGAGCACACCCTGGAGATAAAGCAGCTAGAACTTATCTTAATCCAGACAGTCCGCATTGCAGAATTAAATTTTCTAAACGTGTAAGATTAAGTAATAATACTAGACTAACTGATGATTTAGTAAATTGTTGGGCTGCTGTAAATTATAATTCAAGTCCAGCAGTCGGTGCAGCAATTGAAGGAATTCCAATTTTTGTAACTGATCCTATTAGAAGTCAAAGTGCGGAAATTGCTAATAGAGATTTATCACAAATTGAAAACCCAATGTTACCAGATAGGCAAAAGTGGGTTGAAAGATTATCAATGTTTCATTGGAATTTTAACGAATTAAGATCTGGTGAATGCTGGTCGCATATGAGAAAATTTATTTCATAAATTCTTTTAACTCAGCTAATTGAATATCATAATTATTAACATTAAAACTAAAATCAGATCTAGTATTAATTAAAATTTTATTAACTGGTTTAGGTCCCTGGGTTCTAATTATTGTTTTATTTAAATTAAAGACCGAGTTTATTTTACATAATAAATCATATTTGTTAATTTTAACATTGTTATCAACTAAATGGTATATTCCCGTTATTGTCGGATTTTGAATATACTGATCAATACATTTTGCTAATTGAAGAGTAGTAATACCATTCCACCAAGCATTATCCCATCCTTGTAATTCTTCATTAATATTGTTGTAGATAAAATTAAACAATCCTGTACCGTTCTTTTTTAATTCAGGACCAATTATACTCATTCTAAATGTAATATCTTTAGAATTGTTAATTTCACCAAAGGATTTTGATTTACCATATGAATTGGTTTCTGTATGTAAATCTGTCTCTATGTAGTTTCCTTGTTTGCCGTCAAACACGCAATCAGTTGACAAATGAATTAATTTTGTTTTAGAATCTTTAATTTCGTTTTCAATGCAATGGGGAAGCCAGGAATTAATAATTGCTGCTCTATCCGGACGATCAATGCTATCCTTGACTAACAGTCCTATGCAGTTAATTATGAAATCAAAATCGTTTTTGGATTCATTAAAAAAAGATTTAGTAATTACAGTGTTTTCAATATCTAGTCCATAATCGGCATTATTTCTAGCTAAAGTTTGAACAGTATATCCTTGAGATGTAAGATATTTTTTAATAACATGACCCGCCATGCCATTAGAGCCAACTATTAAAACTTTCATATAAATTTACCTTTCTCAAGCATATCTTTTATTTGATCTTTGTCCATTATCTTTGTTTTAGAAGAAAATTCAGGATATGGAAAATTTTTATGATCTTGGTATCTAGTTGCTAATGCTTGATTATAACCTGCAGGTAGTGTAACAAAGTAATGTTCATCATAACAGTATGTTAATTGAGATTCGTGATGTGATATTAACATTTCGTCTAATTTTTCGCCAGGTCTCATTCCAGTTTCAATTACCTGAACTTTTCCATATACATCCATTAATACTTCTGCAAGATCTTTAATATAACAAGATGGCATATTCATAACGAATGTTTCACCACCTATGCTATCAATAGATGCTTTAAACAATAAAAATATAGCCTCTTCTAATGTTAAAAAGAATCTAGTCATTTTCATGTCTGTTATTGTTAACGGCCCACCAGATTTTATTTGTTCAATAAAATAAGGAATAACCGATCCGCTGGATCCCATTACGTTACCGCCTCTAATACAAACAAATTTTGTATAATCGTTAAGATCATTTGCTTGGATTATAATTTTTTCGCCAACAGCTTTTGTCATTCCGTAAAGATTAATAGGTTCGACTGCTTTATCTGAACTTACATCAATTACTTTCTTTACACGATTTTCAATGGCAGCATTGACTATATTAGTAGTACCGTTGATATTTGTTTTAATTGTTTCCTGAACATTTTCTTCACACACGGGCACATGTTTTAATGCAGCAAGATGGAAAATGTAATCAACTCCTTTAGTTGCTTGTCTTACTGTATCATAGTCTCTAACATCTCCTATTACAAATTTTAACTTAGGATTGTTAAATTTTCTTTTCATCAATACTTGTTGTAATTCTCCACGAGAAAAACAAATAATTTCTGCAACTTCGTACTTTTTAAGAAGTAAACTGATTAAAGTCTGCCCCCACGATCCTGTTGCCCCACTAACAAAAATTCTAGTTCCGTTAAACATTATTGTTCCTTAAAATTTCAATCATTTCGCTGTCATTGTATAGTTTTATAGTATTAATAAATTCTTTAAATTCGTAATATGATATATTTTGATATTCGAGTGGGGGATTTATTTTAGCCGCCGGTATACGAATAAATGTAAGACCGAAATTGTTATTCATAGTGTATATTTCAAAATTAGTTTCTTTTATAAAATACATTAGTAATCTAAAAGAATCAGAACAAAATTTTGACGAGGTATGTTTTAGCGATGGAGGAACCATGTCATGCATAATAACCCATTTATTAGCATGGTTAACTGAATTATTAAAATCTTTGAGAACATATTCGTAATCATGATTTGCATCAATAAAAATAATATCAAACTTTTTTGAATTATCTATACTAGAAAAATATTCATCAGTTGTACCGGTAAACAATGCATTGCCGTTAATATCAACTGAAAATTTTTCTTTACAGTTTATAGATCGAAAGTTTTCATTTCTAAAAACACCAAGCTCTAAATAGGTATATTTTTCTATTTCTGGAATGTTATTAATTATTGAACAAGACACTATTTTGCTCCTTTAGTTTGGATCCAACCTCTAGCCTTAGATGGTTGTATAACAGAATGAGAAAAATCTAAAAATGTGTCATTGGTAACTGTACCCAAATCATATAAATGAGAATAATTTTCTTCTGCAATTTTTCTTTTAATAAATGATGCTGATCGTTTTGCTTGCGGATGCCATTCTGGATGAGATTGATCTACCCATTTTGCCCAAAAATGTGGTCTTGATAGATCGTAATTCCAACTCGAATGAGACTTGTTATATACTGCTTCTTCGGTAATATACATCGATATATTTGCTTCCTTCATTCTTATATAAAAATCATCATCTTCATAACCGCCACCGACATATCTTTCATCTAACATACCAACTCTACGAAATAATTCTTTTTTAAATCCAAAAAATCCAAAGCGATAAAGTGCAACTAGCCCGTACCCTTGCTTAATAAGTTCTACAATTTTTTGTATTTGTTCTTGAGTTGGACGAACCTTATCACTAAGCACAATTACTATTTCAGATGGACATTGAGATATACAACTATTAACTAATTTTGAAAACGAAGGATACCCTGTACCATCAAAATAATTAATTTCTTCTGGGGCTGCGCCGGTCTGTATTTCTGGATATATCCAAGGTTTGTTAGATATTACATAACAGTTATAATCTTTCATTGATAGTTATCCCAAAATGTTGTTCTTGTTAAACTCTTTTTTCCATCTTTTTTAATCAATGCAATTCCCATAACATGACTATGAATTTCAATAATTACATGATGTTGATTTATAGCATTGTCTGCTGGAAGATAGGTATTTTTATATGTATCCACAAGTTTTTTTGCTGCATGTGGCTTTAATGCATATCCACAACATCCCGGCATTGAACTTTGAAAATATGGTTCTGCTTTTGGATCTCCTTGTGGATCTTCAAGATACTGCCGATACTTTTCAGTCTTAGTTGGATGCCCTAATGCTAAAACTAGTACGTCTGTCCAATCAATTGGAATAAATGGTCTTCTTAAAACAATATCATCTTCCCATATAATAATTGGTTCATTTAATTCTACACATTTTTGCCATAGTCTATAATGACTATAAAAGCATCCTTTAACACCAGGGGAACTTCCTTTTAAATTAGGAACAGCATCGGGATCAATTTCAATATCTGGACCTTTAATGCCAAACGGATGCCAAGTTCTATGTTCAAGTTCCATCATTTTCACAGCATCGGTGCCATATGTTCCTTCAAACAACTCAACAGGCATATTGTATTCTTCTAATTGTTTTTGTAGGGTTAGTGCTGTTTCAAAAGATGATTGTATTTTAGAAAGACAAATGATAAAACTTTTCATTTCCAATAATCCTCTTTTCTTTTAATTCTTAGATCTTTTTGATGACTGCGGCCATACTGTTTTCTTTCGCCTTTGAGGTGATCTAAGTATCCACCCCATTCGCAGTTTATTAACGGGTGACCTTCTCCTGTAATAACACCTTGACTCCAGTTGTGCTGTATTAAAAAAGGAAATCTTTTACGTACATCATCAAATACATAACTGTCATGCCATTCATCTAAGTTAAAGATTCCCGCTTCGGCTTTGTCATACATCCATTGAAATTGATTTAAAAAATTTCTAGTCATTTCAGAACGTAAATTAAGAGAATATAAACCACATTCTGAAAATTTGTTGTCTCTACCTAGGTAACACAGATCTTTATCGATTGGTATTAGACGCTGTATCTCACTTAGACTAATCGGACTATGACAAACCATATCTGCGTCCATCCATATTAACACATCTGCATCACAATTTTTAGCACAATGGAAGATAGTATAAACTTTATGAGCAAATCTTATTGCATCCCATTTGAAAGGTTTATGACTGTCTTTTCTAGCAGCCAATCTTGGAAAACTTGAGATGTCTCCACTGGCATGGGGAACATTTTTCCAACGTTCTTTGAAGGCTGTGAGTTCAGGAACACCGGTATCGAGATCAATTAATTCAACATTAGCGCCTTGCGGTACATATGGGTTAACTCTTTCGGGATACAGGTATAACTTTACTTCTTTTGGCCAATTGATCAAAAAAGATTCGATCATTTTTTTAGCATAAGACTTATAACCATCTTCATTAAATGTTGTAACTACTGCATATTTCATTAGTTTGCCTTTTTCCAAAAATTTATACTTTTATGATTACCCAAACTTTCATAATTATATTGCCAAAGATGTTTTAAGATCTTTTTACCCACCGGTTCACCATGTATTAAAATGATTCCTGCTCTATTAAGGCTGGCAACTGGTGTGAAATTACCAATCTCCCATAGACATGGCTCATCCACTACTAGTAAATTAAATTCTGGTAATGTTTTTATATCAGTAAAGTTTAGTCTTGGTATTAAATTTTTACTTTTAATCTCTGGTCGTTGAGTGTCATAGACAAACACCGTGTTGAATCCTTCAAGAAGATCTGGAATATTAATAAAATTACGACCTAATACCACAGCGGTATCACGTTTTGTAATAATTGGTTCTATACGTTTTAAAAATTTACTCATTACGACAAGAATTAAATACTCTGTTATTTATTTTTAAAAAATGCGCATAAAATTATATCGTGAAAATGGTGCTCTTGGCAGTAACGTGGTTTTTGACGCTTTAGAACAAGGTTTTAAACGTCTTGGACATCAAATTGTTGACAGCAACGAGGACATTCCGGTGATATGGAGTGTACTTTGGTTCGGCCGTATGCAGCCCAATCAACAAATTTACAATTTTTTTAAAAATAAAAATAAACCGGTAATGATAGTCGAAGTCGGTTCACTGAAAAGGGGAATTTCATGGAAACTTTCATTGGAAAATATCAACGGTGACGGAAAATTTAATCAAGAAAATCATTTACAAAAAAATAGACAAAAAGTTTTAGGTGTTGAGTTAAAAGATTTTCAAACAAACAGAAAACCCTCAATCCTATTATTGGGTCAACATGATCGCAGCCTCCAATGGGAAGGACTGCCATCAGTTAGTGACTGGATTTTTCAAAAAATTTCAGAAATTAGAAAATTTACCGATCGTACAATTGTAGTAAGACCACATCCACGTTGTCGTATTAATTATTTTTCAATACCAAATGTTGTTATCGAAACAACAAATCCAATACCTAACACATATTCTGAATTTGATATTAATTTTTCTCATCACTGCGTAATAAATCATAATAGTGGTACCACAGTACAGGCAGCAATTAATGGAGTTCCATTAATTTGTGATCCTAGTGCATTAGCACATCCGGTATCCTGTCAACTTAACGAAATAGAGACGCCATACCTCAAAGATAGAACACAGTGGTTTGAATACATTCTTCATACAGAATGGTTGTTGGACGAATTCATCCAGGGAACTCCACAAGAAAGGTTGATTTCATCGATGTGAGATGCTATTATTTTAGCATGACCATCATCAGATATGTTGAAGACGTATTCATTGAATTTGCTCATGCAGTTGACCTGCGGCAAGTTTCTGTTCAGCCCCAGGACATACCAGCCATTAATAGTTTTCAGAATGTAATTCTCACAGGCAAACCGTTAACTAGAGCGCAATCTTCGTTTGTGTTGAAAATTTTAACCAAATACAAAATTGGCTCAAAGATGGTCGGTATTGACTACCACGACTCAATTGACAATCCCACATGGCGCCATCCGTTTAGAGTTATTGACAACAGTCGAAGTGTATCTGTAGAGCAGGACGAAGATGGTGGTTTACAAATTTTGATGAAATTTCCATATCAAATTAAAGAACCATTTGAAAAGGAATTACCTAATTTAAAATCAATGTGGGATTCTACGTTAATGTCTAGAGTTATTAAACTAAAAGATGCTAACGTAATTGCCATTAGAGAATTCTGTGAAAAATACGAATTTGTGTTAGATCAAAGTTTCGTCGATTTGTGCGATTCAGTGGAAGAAATCTGGAATCAAGAAGAAAATTTTCTTCCACACTCTGTTGTCAAAAATAAGTTTGTAACATTGATTAATGCTAATGAAGATGCAAAAGAATATTTTGAAATCAATAAAACAGACAGTTTAGAAGAAAACATGTTCCTAGCAAAGAGCATGAATTTTTGCCTAAAATTGGAAGAAAAAAATCCAACGTTAATTCAAAAAATTGCCACTGCTCACGACAATTACTTTTATACCAACGACATTAAAAATGTGTTTGAAATTTTAAAATCATTACCAACTGCAAAAGTAGCAGTGCTTGTTGATCGTACCTCCGAGACTCTAAACTTTGTTAAAAATTTTGTAAATTTTGCAGAAAATACAAATTTTCCAAAAAACAATATTCGTGTATGTTTTAGGCTAAGTGCCGAAGAGGATAAAGATTTAAAATTTAATCAATGGATCAAAGAAAATCAAATGAATGGTCCTGTGGACTCTGGAAGAATTTATATTTTTCGTCATAAGCCCGCAAAGTGGTTGTTTGCAGGAAAAGAAAATGTTAAAATTATAGTTACAAACAGTTTATTTACAAACACTAATATGAGCATTAGTCATTGGATGGACTCACACCCGTGTGTGATTTTTGTTGGAGAACAAAAACCTGCAATGAGAGCATTGTCAACTAAGGAAAAAAAGATTGTCAACTTGTAAGTTAATAATAAAAGACGAAGTCAACATAAAAATAGAAGGACTTGCTGTTGAAACTCGTAGAAAGATTGTCAACAAATTAAAATTTGATCTTCCCTACGCTCGTCACATGCCTGCTTATAAATTAGGGCGGTGGGACGGAACAAAAACTTACTTTGGCATAGGCGGCAATGGGTATCTTGCACACCTAGATGTTATTCTTCCTATTATTGAAGAAAGCGGCTACGAGATTGAAGTAGACGACTTACGATTACATAAACAAATTTCTTTTGAAAGAGTCAACAAAAATTACTGGGCTGACAAAGGCAAGACCTGGCCCAAAGGTCATCCATCTGCGGGTCAACCTATTGTATTACGTGATTATCAATACGATGTTGTTAATAAATTTTTAGAAAATCCTCAGGCATTACAGGAAGTAGCAACTGGTGCAGGTAAGACTATTACCACTGCTACACTCAGTCATCTTTGTGAGCCCTATGGTCGTACAATGGTCATTGTTCCTAACAAGTCGTTAGTTGTTCAGACTGAAGAAGATTATAAAAATCTAGGACTTGATGTTGGTGTGTACTTTGGTGATCGTAAAGAATTAGGAAAGACTCATACTATCTGTACATGGCAAAGTTTAAATGTATTAGACAAAAATAGTTATGATGAAGACGTTCTTTCTTTAGCGGAATTTACTGAAGGAGTAGCAGCAATTATTGTCGACGAAGTTCATCAAGCCAAAGCAGACGTATTAACTAAACTATTAACACAAAATTTTAAAAACTGTGCTATTAGATGGGGACTAACTGGAACTATTCCTAAAGAAGCATGGGAGTTCCAAGGCATCTTAGCCAGCATCGGGCCAGTAATTAATCAAGTGTCGGCACACGATTTGCAAGAAAAGGGTGTGTTGGCAAATTTGCAAATTAATGTTTTACAAACAACCGATGTTCAAGTATTTAGAAGTTTTCAAGAAGAATATAGCTTTTTAGTTACTGATGCAACTAGACTAACGTGGATGGCAAATAAAATTAAAGAATTAGCACTAACAGGTAATACGCTGGTATTAATTAATAGGATTGACACAGGCAATCAACTAATTGAAAGAATACCCGAAGCGGTCTTTGTCAGTGGCGGTATGAAACTAAACGACAGGAAAGAAGAATATGATGAGATTAAGACAGCTGATAACAAGATTATTGTGGCGACTTATGGTGTGGCCGCTGTGGGTATTAATATTCCAAGGATTTTTAATTTGGTTCTTATTGAGCCCGGAAAGAGCTTTGTCCGCGTTATACAAAGTATTGGGCGAGGCATTAGAAGAGCGGAAGACAAAGACTTTGTCCAAATTTGGGACATCACGAGCACCTGCAAGTACGCCAAGCGGCATCTTACGGAAAGGAAGAAATATTACAAAGAGGCCAAATACCCCTTTACATTAACCAAGGTAACATTATGAGAATTTTAACATTAAACAACACGGCCTTTGATTTAAATGATCTGCCGGAAGAAGTAGAAGACGATGCTAGATTTAGCGTACTAGATAATAGCAATCCTTATGAACCAGATTTTTATTTTATGCCTCTTATTTTCTTAGAGTCGTTTAACAGTCCAGCAATTCTATTACGCATAGGAGAGCACGAAATACAAATGCCATTAGATTGGTGCATGGTAGTTGGAGATAAAGACTGTGGGCAAGACCCAGAAGTATTACCACTGACCAGTATTAATGAACGAGGATTTGATGCATTAATCTTTAATCCTATTAAAGGATTTAAAATTGAATACAAGCCCATTGAAATTGTTAATATCTTTCAAGATGTTAGATGGTATTTTCCTAAAATGAAAAATGGACAATTACTAACAGTACCAATTAGTGATGATCATAATCCACCTTGCGCATTTTTTGTCAAAGAAGTCAGTCGTCAAAGCGAAATTATTCAATTAGATAAAATTTTATAATGCCTATACCGTTTATGGACAACGAAAACTTTAAACGTAGATGTATTGGTTGGAAATTAAAGTACAGTTTATGGCCACGACGCTGTCATTATACAAATAAAATATTATGGTTTACAATGGCCTATCACGGTGTTGGAATGATCTGTGGTCCCGGAGAACCTGTATTTGAAGATAGATGGTGCGAACGAAAAGAGTATCTTTTTTTAAAGATTAAAGGAACAATATGAAAGCAGGTAAAATATGGGGAGTAACAAAATTACTCGAAGCTAACGGTGTATTAGAATTTCATCGCATTGAAGCTAACGCCGGTGGGGTGTGTTCGAAGCACAAGCACAAATATAAATGGAATGGTTTCTTTGTTGAAAAAGGCAAAATGATCATCCGAGTGTGGAAAAACAACTACGACTTAATTGATGAGACACTACTAGAGGCAGGGCAATATACTAAGGTTGCTCCCGGTGAATATCATCAATTTGAAGCTGTAGAAGACACCGTAGCTTTTGAATTATATTGGGCAGAATTTGATCATGATGATATCGAAAGAGAAACTATAGGATACAAAAATCATGGGACAACTTAAACCTGGAGCAACTTATGTTTATGAATCACCGGATGGGGGAGAAACTGTCTATGCTAGAGAAATGGGTAGTACAGAGCGCCGTCTTATTGGCAAAAGTTACAAAGCAGTTCTTAAAGAAGAACTAAACAGCGAAGTTGAACTGTTCAAAAAAATTCACATGGCTGCAAAGAATGATCCTGTCTTGAAAGAAGCTGTAGAACGTGTTAAACTATTGTATCACTTAGGTAAAAAAGATGAGTAAATTAGACCTATTCAAAGATATCATTCCAGCTGTTGATTCTGGCATTAAAGATCTTTGGGACGCTTTAGAAGAGGATCAACAGAAAGAATTAAAAAAACTTTTGTTTGTTCTTGGACGCTGGATCAGCAGCCCAGTCTCTAGTGATCCGGATGTTCAAGCTCACTATATTTTAACTGTTAACGAATATTATAATAAAAATTATTATAAGTTTTATAACCATCCTAAACTGTTATGGTTACTGTTAACTATGTGTGCTAATCCTAAAGGAAAAGTTGTTAGAAGAGAATATATAAAGTTATCTAGAAAGGCAGAAGGTTCTAGTAAAAAACATAAATTTTTATTAGATAGATATCCTAGCGCCAAGTTAGATGACGTTGAACTATTGGCTAAAATTTTAACTGACGACGAAGTTAAACAAATTGCCAAAGACATGGGACTTGATAATAAACAAATCAAAGAACTTCTATAATGTTTGTTTGTGAATACTGTAAAAAAGAATTTGTCAAAGAAAAAACTCTGTTTGTTCATGTATGTGAACAGAAGCGTAGACATTTGAACAAAGGAGAAAAACATGTACAGGCTGGGTTTATGGCCTATACCAAGTTCTATGAGGTAGCACAAAAAAATACTAAAAAAACTTTTGAAGACTTTGTAGAAAGCCCTTACTACACAGCATTTGTAAAGTTTGGCAGTTTTTTCGTTAACACAAATCCAATTTATCCAGAACGATTTATAGAATTTGTAATACGCAGTAATACAAAATTAGATGCGTGGTGTAGTGATAATTTATATGACATATACATTGCTGAGTTAATCAAACAAGAACCAGCAGATGGTTCTATACAAAGAACTATACAAACAATGATGGACTGGGCTGATAAAAATAACTCAACTTGGGAACACTATTTTTTGTATGTGAATTTAAACAGACTAACACATGATATAAAAGAAGGATTAATCAGTCCGTGGATGTTGTTAAATATTCAATCAGGAAAAGACGCACTGCAAAAAATGAATGATGAACAGTTGGAAATTATCAGTACTATAATTGATCCACAATTTTGGAAACGTAAATTTAAAAACTATCCTGCAGATGTTGAACTAATTAAAGATGTTATCAAAGAAGCGAAAATATTATAATGCCTAAGAAAAAACAAGAACCGGAAGTAGTAGAACAAGATCTAGCAGAAAACGAAGAACCTCTTTCTAGAGATGATTTAGATATCGAAGTTGCTGTTGGTAGCGAGGAACCTGTTGTATATGTAAAGTTCAGCGGCTTTGAGGACATTGAAGATGCTGAAGAATATGCAGAGTTTCTTGCAGAAACTTTACCACTATTGTTATTTGAGTCAACAAGGTTACAGTAATGCCAGATATTGATATTGACTTTGCAGATAGAACAAAAGCATTGGCTTTGTTCAAACATCACAGAGCCAGCAGAGTAGAAGATAACAAATTAGTAGTTCATAACACAGGTGTTTATTTTCATCCTGTGCCAATTGATGCAAGAACTAATCTTTCGTCAATACCATATGATCAAGCAGAAGAACAAGGATTTTTTAAAATTGATTTTCTCAATGTAGGAATCTATAAAAATATCAAAGATGAAAATCATCTTAAGACTTTAATGGAGACTGAACCACTATGGGATTTACTGTTACAGGACGACTTCGTGAACTTATTGTTCCATGTGAATGGGCATGGGTCTATTCTAAGAGAGATGGAACCAAAATCTATAGAAGAATTGGCAGCAGTACTGGCAATGATAAGACCCGCGAAACGTTATCTGATTGGGAAGCCATGGACTACGGTGATGAACGAGATCTGGACGAAACCAGAGAATGACGAATACTACTTTAAAAAGAGTCATGCTACTGCGTATGCTCTTTCAATTATAGTTCAAATGAATCAAATTTGTGAAAGTATTAGTTACGGTTATAGTTAACCAGCTTTTCTAATTAATACTATGCTTCTACGTTTAATTCTTTTGGTGATAATTTGATTTAGACTTACGCAAGGCCCAAGCATTAATTTAACATCTTTGGTACTGAAATTTCTAATAGCGTATCTAAAAGGTTGTATTTCTTTAGCTAGAAAAATACTAATAGGAATTTGTCTATTTGATTCCCACCACCAAGCTTCCCCTAGTTCTAAAAATCTAGTTTTTTCTTCTTCGCTTTTTAAAGAAGTGTAATCATACATGCTAGTGATACTAGAGTCTTGATTAATAATAATGCCCACATATTCTTTGTCAACGTAGTTTATAACACTTATAAATGGGAAGTTTTGTTGTAAGTTTTCTGTTATTCTCATAGGTAAATATTATTAATCAAAGGACCAATAATGCAATTTAATCCAAGTTATTTATACGCAAACAAAGTGGACGTTTTCAGCGATCTTGGCTCCTGGCAAACTGAGAGGTATCGCAAAGTGTATCAACGCACCCTAAAAATTTATCGCGGAGTCGATAATCCTATAGATTTTCAAGTTCGCAACTCTGATCAAAAACCCCAATCCATTGCTGGACAAACTGTGGTATTTAATCTTTTTGCTTATGAGTCGCAAGAACTTATTATGTCCAGAGATTGTACAGTTGTAGATGCTGTTAAAGGTAAAGTATCTGTAACTATCAGTGAAGGAGAAGCATTAACGCTAACTCCTGGATTTTATACATTTTCTTTATATACTCTATCCAATGGTATTAAAAAACCATTGTACGGAGACAGCCAATTTGGCGCACTGGGTAGATTAGAATTAATTGGTAACGTGTATGGTAATGTTATACCTACAGATATCATAACAACTTTTAATACAGAAAGTACGTATAAAGTCAGCAGCATCATTGATGCCAAACCGCATTTGAATAATAATTCTGCACTGCATACTTTTGCGTTCTATGGAACTGCATATAGTGGTAGTGTAGTAATTCAAGCAAGCATGGACGAAAATACCACTACTGGAAATTGGATTGATCTAGCAACAATTCCATTAACCAATTCTTCAATATCATATAAAAATATAGAAGGCGTTTGGAGTTGGTTTAGAATCAAGCATACTCAAACTGCTGGAACACTTGACAAAGTATTGTATAGATATTAAAATGTATCTATGACTCTGGTCTTAGATACCCTACGTACATTACTGCCATATAAAAGAAAGCAAACACCAAGTGGTTGGATTAGCTTTAATGCTCCCTGTTGTCATCATCGTGGTCACAAATCAGATGATAGACTAAGAGGCGGAGTCACATTTAATGAAGGTTTTGTATATCACTGTTTTAACTGTGGATTTTCTACAGGTTGGCAACCAGGTCGTCCAATATCTTTTAAATTACGAGAATTATGTAGTTGGTTGGGTGCGTCAGATGATACTATAAAACGATTAATATTTGAAGCTTTAAAAACCGAACGACCAGATTATGTAAATCAACATTACACCCCTCCAGTTGAATTTACCAAAAAAGAATTACCAGAAGGTAGTTTGCCGTTAATAGAATGGATGCAGGAAAAATTAGATGTAGAAACTGAACAAAAAATATTGTTAGTGATACAATATCTTATTGATCGTGGATTTAATCCGTTGGCAGAAAACTTTTATTGGTCACCGTTAGCGGGTTATGACAATAGAGTTATAATTCCGTTTTTGTATCATGGTCAAACTGTAGGTAGTACTGCAAGACGCATTACACCTGGAAAGCCAAAGTATCTTTCAGATCAGCATCCAAACTTTGTATTCAATATGGATGCACAGGCTAATGATAGAAAATATGTAATTGTCTGCGAAGGTCCATTTGATGCACTGGCAATTGGCGGTGTTGCACTTCTCACAAACGAAATTTCTGAACAACATGCTAGGATAATTAATAGTCTATCCCGTCAAGTTATTTTCGTTCCAGATCAAGATAAAGCAGGTATAGCAGGTATCGATAAAGCTAGAGAATTGGGTTGGAGCGTAGCATTCCCTAATTGGAATAGCAGTATCAAAGATTGTGCCGATGCAGTGAAAGAATACGGAAAAATGTTTACTATTGTTGATATTATAAAGACATCAGTTAGTGGTAATATAAAAATTAATTTGATGAAAAATCAAATGATTAAAAGGATTAAAAATGTTCAGACTAATTGAAAAAATAAAAGAATACATTAAAAGAAAACGTAGATTAAAAGAACTACGTAAAAGAGATCCGTTTATCTATAAATGATTACTTGGGGGATTTCGGCTAACAGTCACAATGCTGCACTTGCAGTATTTGATGAAGATCATTTAATATTTGCCAGTGAATCGGAAAGATTTAGCAAAATTAAAAATGATCCGCATCTACATCACGATTTAATTGACTACGCAAAAACTATTGCGGGCGAACCTGATCTAGTATGTTGGTATGAAAAGCCGTGGCTGAAAACCATGCGTCAAATATTTGCAGGACAAGATTTTGAATACAATAGTGTTAAAAAATATTTGTCTAGGTACAGCATTAATGCCCCTATAAAAACATTTAGACATCATCACAGTCATGCAGCAGCAGGTTATTATACCAGTACATTTAAAGATGCATGTGTTATTGTTATTGATGCAATTGGAGAATTTGAAACTTTATCAATTTGGAAAGGTCAAGGTAAGAATTTAACAAAAGTATATTCACTTTCTTATCCTGACAGCATTGGTTTATTTTACTCTGCAATGACACAACGATGTGGTTTAAAACCCAATGAAGAAGAGTACATTCTTATGGGCATGGCCGCATATGGTGACTATTCAGTGTTATTGAGAGACGTAACAAAAGATTTTATACATTTTCCAACTGATTATAAACATCCTGTGTTGTTTAAACAAAATTTACATAGAGGATGCAACTGGTGGAAACCTGAACTACAATCTCCTAAGCAGTTATTTGATATTGCAGCCGCAACACAGAAGATGTATGAAATTTGTTTTGTTAGAATTTTACAGTTCGCACAACAACTTGTTGAAAGTGAAAATTTAGTGTTAATGGGAGGCTGTGCTTTAAATTGCTCAGCTAATTCAAAAATCTTTGATTACTTTAATGATGCATGGATCATGCCTGCACCAGGGGATAGCGGATCAGCCATTGGTGCAGTGTTAGCACACAAAGGAACACGTATTAAATGGACAGGACCGTATTTAGGTTACGATATTAGTCCACGAAAATTAAACAGAGAAATTGTTGAATACTTACAGATAAACAAAATATGTGGAGTAGCTAGAGGCCCTGCAGAATTTGGTCCACGTGCATTGGGCAATAGGAGCTTACTGGCAGATCCCAGGGATCCTAGTATAAAAGATCGTGTAAACGAAATAAAGAAAAGAGAAACATTTAGACCATTTGCGCCTGCTATATTAGAAGAACATGCCAACAGGTATTTTGTAATGCCTACAAAGAAAAGTCCATATATGCAATACACTGCATATTGTCTACAACCAAATTTATTTCCTTCTATTGTTCACAAAGACGGAACCAGTAGAGTTCAAACAGTTGGTCCTAATGATAATCCTAAATTTAGAGAACTGTTAGAAATGTGGTATGCTAAAACAGGATGCCCTATGTTGTTGAATACCAGTTTGAATATAAAAGGCGAACCTATAGTAAACGACCTAGCAGATTCAATGACTTGGGCCAGTACCTATGGTTTACCTGTTTTTAATTAGAATGTATAATAATAACTATGATTGACAATTACAGTCCCGAAACACAAAAAATATTCTTAGAAATGATGATGGCTGATGCTGAATCTTATTTCAGATGTCAAAGCATCTTTGATCACAGTCTATTTGATCGACGTTATCAAGAATCTGCCGAATTTATTAAAGTATACGTTGATCAATATCGAGCAATGCCAGAATATAACATGGTCAATGCTGCCTGTAACACAGATTTTAAAAAGCCAGACAGCGTTAAAGAAGGCCATGTAGATTGGCTATTGGATAGTTTTGAAAAATTTGTAAGACACAAAAGTATTGAACGTGCAATCATTAATTCTGCAGATCTATTAGACAAAGGCGATTATGGATCTGTTGAAACTATGATTAAAGAAGCAGTACAGATTGGTCTTGCTAAAGATATGGGCACTGACTACTTTGCAGATCCTAAATCACGATTAATGGGATTAAAAGATAAAAACGGACAAATATCTACTGGCTGGAAAAATCTTGATAATAGATTGTTTGGCGGTATGAATCGTGGCGAGCTTAATATTTTTGCTGGTGGTAGTGGTGCAGGTAAATCATTATTTCTTGCAAACCTTGGTCTTAATTGGGCAATGGCTGGATTAAATGTTGTCTATGTAACATTAGAACTTAGTGAAGCATTAGTTAGTATGCGTATTGACAGTATGCTAACAGGAATTCCAACAAAAGAAATTTTTAAAGATATTGAAAACGTTGAAACCAAAGTTAAACTGATTGGAAAGAAGGCAGGTGCATATCAGATCAAATATGTACCAAGTGGTAAAAATGTTAACGATCTAAGAGCGTATATTAAAGAATTTGAAATTAAAACAGAACGTAAGGTTGATGTTATCTTAGTTGACTACTTAGACTTACTAATGCCAATCAGCAGAAAGATTAGTCCTGCAGATTTGTTCATCAAAGACAAATATGTTTCTGAAGAACTGCGTAACTTTGCAGTTGAACGTAAAGCTATTCTAGTCACAGCCGCACAGTTGAATCGAGGTGCTGTAGAAGAAGTAGAATATGATCACAGTCATATCTCAGGAGGACTTAGTAAGATTCAAACTGCAGATAATGTGTTTGGTATTTTTACATCACGTGCTATGAGAGAGCGAGGACGTTATCAATTACAATTAATGAAAACTAGATCATCAAGCGGTGTAGGAATGAAAGTAGATCTAGAATTTAATTTAGAAAGTCTAAGGATCAGCGATCTACCCGAAGATGAACAAGAATCCAGTGGAGGTATGCGTCCTACTTCTGGAATATTAGATGACATAAAACGCAAAGCCACAGTAAAGGCCCATCAAGAGGACTCTGAACCAAATCCATTCCAAGGTGCTGCTGTACCTAAAGTAAGAGCCAATGTTGAGAGCACGAAACTGCGGGATCTGCTGAACAATATTGGTAATGAAGAATAGAAGAGTAAAACTTTGTGATTGGACCCAAAGTCGTAGTATCGATACTGTTGATTTAAATTGGGTTAGAATAAGACAACTAATAGGATCGCCTAAAGTAGATTGGTTGTTAGATCAACCGCAAACTAAATGTCAATTAGTAGTTGATAAACTCAACGAAAATATATCCTTAGTAGCTGAATTTTACGATGATGCTACATTAGTGCTTTACCATTTAACTTGGGCTAAATAATGGATGCGAGCAAAAGAGTTTATTTTTGAAAGAGAATTTTCTAAAAGAAAAAGTGCTACTCTAAGTACTACTTACGAGTATCCTTCTATGCCCAGTGCCGATGCCTATAGAATTTATAGATTTGGTATGGCTATGGCAAATCATACTATGGCCAATAAAGAAGGACCTACTGGTAATCATGCTGTTATTGTTGCTTATACCGATGGTGACGATGAGATTATCAAAGGTGCTGAAAAAACTACCGGACATAAAGGAAATCTAGCTGCGGATCGTGGAAGTCACGAACCAACAGATACCAACAACGTAAGTCCGGTATCTAAACTAAAACGTAACAAATACGGAGTTTAATATGTGGTTACGTGAGTTTGATTCTTCTAATAAAATTGTTACTGTTAACAAACGATTAAATCCTAAAATTTGGAATGATAGTGAACTTAATTCTGAAGTAACTAAAAAGCTATTAGAAATTGCTCGTGCATTTGAAGAATTTATTGGTATTGATCTTGATGTAATTGATTATACTATTACAGGATCTAATGCCAATTATACTTGGACTGAATACAGTGATTTGGACCTACATCTTATCATTCCGGGTACGCCCTCGGAAGAACAACGTGAACTTTTCAATGCTAAGAAAGCTCTTTGGGGCGAGCAACACAACATCACAATAAAAGGGTTACCTGTAGAATGCTACGTACAGGGCCAAGACGAACCTCATCACAGCACAGGCGTGTATAGCATTGCTCAAAATCAATGGTTGGTTGAGCCAAAGAAAGTCAAACCAAAAGTAGATGATGCTGCTGTTGAGGCCAAAAAAGATGCAGTCATGCATGATATCGAAACAGCTATGTTAAGCAAAGATCTCAACAAGCTACGTATAGTTAAAGAGAAAATTACCAAGATGCGTAAAGCAGGACTTGAACGTGCTGGCGAATGGTCAGTGGAAAACTTGGTATTTAAAATTCTACGTAATCTAGGCCTTATTGATCAAATCACAGAAAAGATTCGTGAACTAGAAGATCAAGAACTCAGCCTGGAACAACAAACAAATATTCTAAACTAAATATTTCTGCGTGTGAGGCGATCTGAGCTAGGCCTAAATCAACTTTAAGGAGATTTAGATGGCCAGAGGCAAAAAGCAAGAACAGGCAGCAACCCCTGAAAAGTCCGAAATGGACATGATTAAAGAGTTGCAGGATGAACTACGCTTTCTAAGAGAACAGCGTACAGCCAAATCTGCTGATCCAGAGCAGGTGGCTAAACAACAAGATCTTATTGCTAAGAATACTCGTAGAGCCTGGGACTCAGAAGCTCTAGTGCAGTTCAATGTGGCTCAAGTTCAAGTAGCTCGTAGTATTGTTGAAGAAAACGTTACAGATGCCATGCAAAGTTACACTATTAATGCAGGCGGTAATCGTGAACTGATCATGCGTACTACAGACGATGTTTATCGCAATCGTATGATGATGTTGACACAATTACAACCTGCAACACCTATGCAGGCGTTATTCCAAGATTCAATGATTACCAAAACTAAGCTAGAATATCTGCATCATCGTAATCATGTTAATCAAGAAATGGTTACTATTATTCAAGAAATGGCCGCAGCTATTCGTGCAATTGGGGATGTGTCAGAGCGGTTCTATGCTATCAATGAATATATGGTTGAGCACTGTGACGAAGTCAGCGATGAAAATGCATTATGGTTTGATGGTGAATTACAGAACATGATGCAGTCAGCCACACAAGATGGTAACAGTCAGCGTGTAGAATTATCAGAAACAGAAACTGATATCCTTCTAAAAGCAGCAGAACTAAACCGTTTAGAAATTCGTGCTCTAGCAGGATTGGCTGATAGTTTAGGTGAACACCTACAAGAATGTCAGGATCACGGTAATGAACTACGTGATGAAGTTATTAACTTGCGTGAAAAAGTTGACGGTACACAAAAACGTATCGCTAATCGTATTGCACCTTCAAAATGATATTTCCAGACAAGCCTAGGCCTCCGTGGCAGTACGCCAAACCTAAGTCGACTACGGGCAAGGTCCCAGTGATCCTGCCTGTAGAAAAACCTAAAAAAGAACCTAAGCCTGCGGGGTATTATCGTGAACGTATTGAATTTGCTGCAATTGTTATTGGCATGTATTTTTGGATACAATATTGGATTCAGTATCAATAGTATTTGATCGTTTGACACCTGACTTGGTGTTGCCTTTTAGACGTTGGAGTCGTATTAGACGTATAAGAAATGCACTAAGAGGAATTCAAAGGTGTCATCCGGCGATCAAATTTAAAACTATACGCAAGGATAATATTATTACTGTAGAATTTGAAACTGGGTCGATGTTGACCCAGTTTGCACTTTTGTGGCGAGCTGATTTGCCCGCTTGGCGTAGACTTTAGTCGTTACGTTGACCAAATAGCTGTAGAAGGCTAAGAAAGATATTGATAAAGTTCAAGTACAGACTTAGTGCGCCCCATACTTCCATCTTACCGTCATTTTCATAGCTGATCATCTGGCGAATGTTCTGTGTGTCGTAGGCAGTTAGTCCTAGAAAGATCACAATGGCAATTGCCGAAATCACCATCTGCATTACCGAGCTGCCAATAAAAATGTTAATAATGCTGGCAATGACAATGGCAATCAAACCCACAAACATAAACTGACCCATACTGGTCAAATCACGTTTGGTAAAATAACCATAACCACTCATAACACCAAACAACACTGCTGCGGCCATGAATGCTGACACAATTGACCCCATGTTATAGACCACAAAGATCGTGGCAAAACTCAGACCCATGATGGCAGCAAAACCATGTAGGAAAATCTGTAGGGTACTTTTGCTCATACGCTCGTAGGCAAAGCCTGCGGCCAAAATAGCTACCAGCGGAGCAAACATCACTAGCCATTTTAAGGGTGTGCCAAACAGCAGAGCCATCAATGCAGGACTGCCAGCTACCAGAGCACTGACAATCATACTGGTCAACACAGCCAATCCCATGTGACCATAGACTCGACCCATGGCTGAATTGATTTCTCTAGCGGAACGGTAGATTCCCGTACCTAGTGTAGCGTCAAACATAAAAAGACTCCTTGAAGTTAATGTAAGTATAGTTTAGCAGAAATATTTATAGTTGTCAATTGCAGATCAGGCAATTTTCTTGTAAAATTATTAAATACGCATATAACCAAAGGTAACATCATGTTAAGCATCATTACACAAATCACAGAAGAAATACAGGAACTGATCAAGGACGATCCAGTTCGTCCGGAAATTCCTCTAGAGCAGCGCATCAATCAACAGAGTAAAATCTACGTGTTAAAGGACGACGGTACCGGTAAGGCCAGTGCTGTGGTATGTGTGAAATTTTTACCCAAAATCCCCGAATCAGTTGATGAACTGTTGAACACCATGAATGGCAGTTCTACCGCAGTGTTCTATACCATTTGGTCATATGCACAGGGTGCCGGACGAACATTGATAGAACAAGCTCAAGCAGAAATCAAACAGCACAATCCCGAAGTAACTACCTTTGTGACCCTAAGCCCCAAAACAGAAATGGCCCGCAAATTCCACCACAAAAACGGTGCCACTACCTACAGAGAAAATGCTGACTCAGTTAACTATCTTTACAAATAACTAGACTGTGTTCGGGCCACTGCATGATCCACTGCAGACCGCAAAACTGATTGTGAAACAGCAGATACCAATCTAAAGCAGTAGCTGATTCCATACCCCTCATGCTGACACTTCTGGGCCAATAGTCCACCCAAGACTGCCAGGAAATCAACAGCTCTTGTTGTGGTACAGCTAATTGTTGTGTATAGACAACTAACATAAAAATATTTACGCAGAAGTCTAAAAAAGAGCGCGAAGCGCCGCTAGATTTTTTTCTAGAGCGAAGCGACAGCGGTAGCGCAAGATCGGTAAAAGGTTTTTTAACTGGGAGTTATCAGAGTAGTTTATTCTACGCCGTGATCGTCAATCCAGCGTAGAGTCCACACTAGGCGAAATTCTATATGTAGTCTAGATTATGCTGCCTAACTAGATCTGGATAGGCTAATAGCATTAAAGACAGATACTGAGCAGGTATCCAAAAGTCTATGACATCGTTGCGTATGCTCATATAACCACCATGGCGCTGCACAAACTCCCATACGTCTTCATCATCGTAGGGTTCGTATACTGTGAGCCTATAACAGTAATAAGTGGTGTCAATCACATGAATATTTAATGATAATTTTAAATACTAGTATATGCATATTGAGTTCATGTTGCCAACTGGAGCGGGTGGACAATCAGCTCTATACTATAACACTGTACTGGATCAACATCTAGTAGAGTGGAGTCAATATTACCATTGCACATATACCAAAACACTGACCTATTATAGAGCTAGTATACAGCTGAACAGTGAGCAGGCGTATACACTGTTTGCACTGACTTGGACATGGTCTACACCCAAGTGGATTATCAAAGAAGATTAAAGTCTTGCAGCTGAAAAAGGCTACAGCCCAAAAAAAATCTGCTGCGCAAAAATTTTTGAGGAGTACTTGAGTAGCCCAGCTGGCTGCTTTTTAACCCGCAAATAACATGTATACTGCTGCTGAAAAAAGAGCCACTACAGAAATGACTACAAACAGTTGTATACAGATATACAAATACTTGAAAAAACCCTGGTCCATAAGCTGACTAGTATACTAGAGAAAAGGCTGCAGGTCAAGTGTAAACCAGCTGCGCAAAAAATTTAGGTGGAGTACTTTTCATTTCAGGGTGGTGATTTTGCTACCCCAGCTCCAAAATGTTGCGTATAAACAACACTATGCCCCCCATGCCCCTCGACTGAACCTCCCCACCACCGGCCCCCCTAGATTCCTCTCGAGTTCCTCAGAATCCTAAAGTCAAAAAAAATCCTACCTCTGGGGTAGGATTCTCTGGTTCAGGCCACCTTATCTCAGTGCTGCCTCTAGCGCAGCTAGGACCTCTGTGCGCGGTGCGCTTTTGCGTAGCCCTAGCTCGTCACGTGCTATAGCTGTTGCTGACCTGCCCCTGCTGCTGCGGCGCAGTCCCATCAGCTCTAACTTGACTGCGGCCTTCAGTGCTGCTATGCGGAACAGTGCAATCTGCTCTGGTGTATTCAGTACAGTCATCATCGTCTCCTTAGTAGGGGTATGCTGCGATGGCTATCATTACCATTGCTGTCAAGTACAACCAACCAATGCTTATACGCTTTTGCATTCTATCGCTCCTTGGTGTCACTGCGTTGTTGCAGTGTTTATAGTATACCCTCAGCTGCCCAAAATGTCAACCAATTTACTCCGGTTTGAACACTAGATATTTGTGCTGTTTCAACAGCTGGATTGCCGCTCGGACCTCCCTGGCTCTGAGTTCCTGATACTCTAGGTTCTCACGTGCGGCCTTCAGAGTCTGCTCCTCGTCCTGATGATTAAAGAAGTGGTGTGTGCTGATGTACCACCTCTTACCCTCGTCTATGATCATCTTTATGGTGCCAAGGTTCTTGTACTGCTGGATCTCATTGACTTTCATAGTGGCTTCTTTCTAGAATAAAAAAGCCCGGGGAGTCCCCTCAACCCGGGCAAGGGGATCCAATCCCCGGAGCAACCTTAACGATATCCCTTTTGACGTATCATCAGCGTGGCCACCCACATCAAGGCCACACCCACTAGGCTGACTGCTAGGCTGCACAGCAGATCGTAATCCGTAGTGCTCTGCTCAATGCCGCCTACCCCGCCTGCGGCTAGGATGATACCCATGAATACAAAAAATGCTATGACTCGATCTGACATGTTCTGCTCCTTTGTTTAAC